TGTAACTGCTCTTAATGCTAATCCATATGTAAAGGTATGTTCTAAAATACCACCAATATTTCAAGAAACTGATACAGACTACATACTTGCTAGCTTTGGTCCTTGTGGTCCAGATGGATGTCCAGTAGTATGTCATAAATTAACACACTGTACTACAGGTGAAATAATTTATACAAATTCGGATACAATACTTCAATATGTATATGGTACAGATAACATTGTAAAAATTGTTGGTAGAGACGGTTGTTGGATTGCTTCAATATTAGACAGATTAGATATATGTGATTGTCCTATTGATGTTGTAGTAACATCTAGTTATGCAACATGTGAATTATGTATTGGTCCTATAGCATATAAATTAACTTCATGTGATAACAATGATGTTATATATACAATCTTAAATCTTGAAGCATATATTGGTCAAGTTGTAAAATTAGATTGTGGATGTTATATAGTTGAACAGATTAATATAATTCCTCCAAATCCACAAAATATTAAACTTGAAGATATATTTCCTGATTGTATTTCATGTACTAGAACTTATTATAAATTAACAGATTGTGCAGGAGTAGCAGATCCAATTATAACATACAGTGCCTTATCAGGATATGTTGGAGGGGTAATAAATATACAAAATTGTCCAGGATGTTGGATAGTATCTGAAACAACTGAATATTTAAATGCAACCACTGTAGTAGTTACAGCTACTTATCAAGATTGTGGAACATGTGGAGTAGATATAATATGTCAATGCAGTACAGTTACAAATTATAATGATGTAAGAAAAGTATACTCATACTATGACTGTGATAGAAATTTACAAGTAATAGCTTTAAATCCAGGAGAAACAAGCAGTAGAGAATGTCTTACAGAATGGGTTACAGATGATGCATGTTCTTGTCTTCAAGCTAATATTAGATATCTTGTAGGTGAAGTATTTCAAGAAACAAACTTTCAATTTGAAATAACAGATGAAATAGTTAATGGTTATCCTACCTATAAAGCTTGCATTAATTATATTGATGATCAAGAAATATTAAACATATGTTATACAATTGCATTTTATGACGGTTGTTGGTATGCTTTGTATACGGAGGTTAATCCTCTTGCACTAGGTATTACATCATGGCCAAGTTATAAACTTTGTCCTAATCTAGCATGCCCTATTGGTAATTGGGAATATTTTCCATGTGGTTGTTTTACAGGAACATTTACTTACTGTATAACTCCTGAAGAATGTATAACAACAATAGTTACATTTAGAGCTGCTGGTCAAATCAATGGTTATTTCTACTATACTGGATATTATAACGGTGAGTTAGTTCAAATTACATTTAATGCATTAACAAATAGATGGGAACTTACAATAGTTACTTTAGCTCAATTTGTTGCATATTCAAATTACAAAGGAGAGTGTCCTGTTCAAACACAAGGAGATGATGCATGGATTTCAATATCATCTGACTTAACATTTGAAATGAATGATGAGTGTGATTTTGGTTTAGTAGTCCCAAGGTTATCTACTAAGTCATGTCAAGAAGAATGTAATTGTTTAAACATCCTAATTGGATTATATTTAAGTGCTGAGTATACTGGTTATTATAATTTAGTTGCAGTTCCTAATGGAAACATAGTAAATGGAAAACCAGAATATGTAGCTTATTTTAATGGATATCAAGTAGTAATTTCATTTGAACTACCTGGAAATGTTTGGACATTATTTGATGTTGACAATGATGTCATTGTAGCAAATATATTATATAATGCAAATTATCCTAACTGCCCAGTAGGTACTTGGACAATTTTAGTAGATTATTATGTTAGTGTTGATACTGAATATTGTGCACAAAATCCTATTCCATTTGATGATCCACTTTCTATAATTCAATATTTTGGAGAATGTTTACAAGGAGTATGTCCACAACCTCAGTTTAAAAATAATAGAACAATTAGACCGGGGTATAATACACCTAATTGTGATCCTGATGAGTATGATAAAATAACATGTAGAGCTGCAGATGTTATGTATAAGTTAGTTCTTGAAAAAAGATATGGTATAACAAACTGTTGTCCTGATGAGGATGATAAATGGTTATTTAAAAAAGAACTGATAGATTTACAATCTTTGAAAGATCCTAACTATAAATGCCCAGATTGTCCATGTGCATGTAACTCAGGAAAAACATATTCTTCTTGCAATTGTGGAAATTAATTTGTATATTATAAATAGATAAAAGTATGAAGCCTTTAAATTTAGATAATAAACCTTGTAGTCCAACTTCTAGTAATTGCATAATATGGCAAGGACCAGATATTGCTTGTATAGATCTTTGTACTGGAGATACTATATCTGATGTAGTATTTAAACTTGCAACTGAGTTGTGTACTATATTAGATCAAACTAATGTAAATAACTATGACTTAGCTTGCTTAGGAATTACAGCATGTAAGCCAAAAGATTTTCAGGCATTAATACAACTTCTTATTGATAAAATTTGTGAGATTCAAGGTATCACTCCAGAAGATATAAAAACAAATCCGGGATGTCCTGATTGTGTAGTATCTGTTGCACCTTGTTTTCGAGTTGGTAATGTTACCACAATGCAATTACTTGACTATGTTCAAATGATTGGAGAAAAAATTTGTGCACTTATTGATGAAATTGGAAATATAAATGCACAGATAACTGACATTATAATTAGATTAGAAGAATTAGAAAATGCTCCACCACCAGTATTTACAATCCCGTCCTTTACTTTAGGATGTGATATAGGTGCATTACTTAATGGGTCAACTCAATTTATAAATGTTGTATTAGAAGAATTTATAAATGATGTATGGTGTCCATTTTATGCAGCTACAGGTACTACAGGTGATTTAATAAATGCTGTAGATGCAATCTGCATTACAGATGCTGATTTACAACTTACAACAGGAACTCCATTTTCTACAAATCCAAATTGGATACAATCTGGTTCTTATAATACTGTAGCAGATGCCATTAATAATTTATGGATTGCAGTATGTGATATGTATAATGCATTTACTACAATTACAGTAACAGATACTAATACAGTTAATTTAACATATACAGGTGGTATACTAAGAGCAGATATGCAGGACACTGGTTGGATTCCTTTACTAGGATTTAACTTTATGAGTGGAGCAGCTTTTAAACCACAGTGTAGAAGAATTGGAAATGTAATATATTTTAAAGGTACTGCTTTTGTTCCTATAGGTTCAACACTTAATGGAGGAGGTGGTAGTGCAATAACTGTTGTAGATCCTGATGACTATAATGGAGTATATTCAGGATTTACATTTAATACATTACAGGCTAGTTCAGGTAGTGATCCCAATGCATGTTTATTGAGTGGCCCCTTTTATGCAGCATGGGGTGTTAGTACTCCTCCAGAAGAAGCTTTAAGACTTCGCTTCCATAGAGGAAATAGTGTTATACCTCCAGGTATTTTGGGTGTAGGTGAAACTATAGATGGTGGTGCTTCAGTAACAGGTAGAATTATTTGTGAAAGAGTTGCAAGAACTGGTGGAGATGAGGATGATGATTATTCAATGACATCTGTTATTGGTTTATCAATAAGTGATATAGGACAATTAACTATTACTAGTGCCAACTTTAATGATTGGTATAGATCACCTAATGTAGTAGGTAAAACATCTTTGACAAGACAACTTTGTACAGTAGCTGTAGCAGGAGAAAATATACCAGAATATTTTGGTACAGCACCAAGTCAATTTAATGCATCAGCAGCAGGTTCTTATCAACCTAATTTAGTTGGTTCATCTCTGACATTTGCATTTGATCAAGATATGTCAAGAGCAGAACAATTAGGAGGTCTACAAATTAATTTATCTGATCTTAAAGCATTTGTGCAGGATTGTTCAGGTAATACACCAACTTTTATAAGCTGTTAGGTATAAAAAGAAAAAGTATATATATGTTTAATTAAAATAAAAAAAATGGCAAATCACACCTGTACCAAAAATTGTGGATGCAGCAATACCTATACTGTAACTGCACCATGTCCACCATCTTGTCCTGAAGTATTCAATGCACAATGTATTGTATATACAGGAACAGATATTATGTGTAATCAAGATGTAGTAATCAGAAGATATGATTATCTTGATACAGTTATTACTAAACTTGTTAATTACCTATGTAGTGTTGAAGCTCCAATTTCAACAGTAGTAGGATCAGAATATATTGATGTAGTATCTAACACAGTAGGTAACATAACTACTTATACTGTCTATGTAGATGTACCAGCATTACAAGCTTACTTTGATTTAATCATTGCCCAAACTATTGCATCATCAATTTTTGAAGGTCCTGGTATTGATGTTTCTGTAAACCCTGTTACAAATGCAGTTACTATATCACATCAAGATACATCAACTGTAAGTAACTTAACTAGTGATAATTCTGGTAATACATTTATCCAAGATATCTTCTTTACATTTGATACATTTGGTCACGTAACTGGTGCATCAGTTGTACCAGGAACTGTAGTTCCACCAAATGATTATGATAGAGCTACTATTAATCCTGATACAGGATTTACTTGGGGACCTGATAATGATCCTACAAATATTCAAATTGCTGAAGCTCCTGGTGATACATTAAACTTTGTAGCTGGAACAGGTATTGTTCTTAATGCAAGTACTGTACCTAGTACAGATGCAATTAGAATTACTAACTCTGATCCGGGTTCTGCTGTAACATTGGCATCAGCAGGTGGTACTGAAACTCTAGTTAATGATGGTACAGGACCTGCTTTAGCAACTAAAGGATTAACTGCAGGTGCAGGGATTTCTTTAACTGCTAGTGGAACTGATATCACTATTACAAATACTGCAATTCCTGCTACAGTTACATTAGCATCTGCTGGAGGAACTGAAACATTAGTAAATGATGGTACTGGTCCAACACTTGCAACTAAAGGTCTAACAGCAAGTACAAATAGTATTGGTGAAGGTATTACATTAACAGGTTCTGCTACTGCAGTTACTGTTGGAATAACTTTTAACAAATGGGTACAAAGTTCAGCTGTTCTTTCTGGAGCATCTGTTACTGTTACTCACAACTTAAATACACCAAGTTTGTTAGTATCAGTTTTAGAGTATGATGGAAGTTTACCAACTTTACCAGCATATGTTCATGGTACAGATTATACATATAGAATTGTAAATAACAATACAATTGAAATTACTAACATAACAGGTGGTGACTGGGCTCCAGCTACTATCACTGTAATGGGATAAAATTGTTACAGGTTTGTTGGTTTCTGTGACAAACAAGCAAAGCCCCCACACTTGTGGGGGTTTTGTTTTATACCTATATTTGTTAATGTCATTAATTTTTAGTATATTAATATGAAGGAATTTAAAAAACCAGATTTAAAAGCACCACGGTTTAGACCAGAAGTGCACAACATATTAGATAAGAAGTTCTTTGATGATTTTAGAAAAAAGCACAGTAAGTATAAAGACTATACAAATGACAAGTTAAGAAAGATAATCAAATCATTTAACAAGTTAGTTTATAATACTGTAATTGAAAAAAGAGATGGTGTACAATTACCAGAAACAATTGGTTGGTTATTTATAGGTACTTGCCAGAAAAGTAAAAAGGCAAATGTAGACTATGCTAAATCAAACAAGTATGGTGTAACAGTTACAAATAGAAACTTTGACACAGATGGTAAATTAGCTAAAATCTTTTTTACAAGTCATGCACCAAAGCATAAAATGAAGAATAGAGAGTATTGGAGTTTTGTTGCATGTAGAGATTTTAAAAGAGCTGTTTCTAAAAATTATCCAGAAAACTGGAATATGTATGTTGTAGTTGATGCAACTACTAAACTTAGAAAAATATATCAGAAGACAGTAGTTAAAAATATTGTCCTTATGAAAGAAAATAAAGCTTTAAAAAGCTATAATGAGTTTGACTTATGACAACAATTGGAGAAGCAATATCTAGAGTGAGAAATGCACTAAAAGCTGTAAAAGAAGATCCATTTCTTACTGACCGTCAAATATACTTTGTACTTACTAAGTATGCAAAAACTCTAATTAAAAGAGAAGACAATCAGTTTAGACTAATGAAGATTAGTTCAATCTTCAAAGTATTACCTTACATTGAATTGATAGATGTAGATAAAGTAGAGGCAGGTTGTATTGGTGTATATTCTGGGTGTTACTTTAAAAGATCAAAAGAAAAACTACCAAGTATTTTAGATGGTATGTTTGGACCACTAATTAGAACAGCTTCATCAATAGACGGAGGCATTGAAATGTTTAGAACAGATCCTGGTACTTGGGTTTCTATAACTAAATCTACAACTTTTAAATATAATAAGAGACCTTACTTTTGGTATCTTAATGGTTATATATATGTTCCTAATGTTGATTGGGATGCTATGAGAATAGAAGCCATATTTGAAAATGATGTTCCAACATGTGACTCTGATGCATGTCAGTTAATACAAGATCAGCCACTTAATATTCCTGAATATTTATTTTCTGAAGTTGAACAGTTTGCATTAAAAGAATTAACCCTGATTGCTCAGATCCCTGTAGATCCAACAGATGACAGTCAAAATATACTAAGATAATGGACTTTAACTACACTCTTAAATATAGAACTTTTGATCAGCTTCTAGAAGATGTAAGTATTGACTTACATACTTTTGCATTAGAGAACATGATTGAACCTCAACAACTAATCAAGTTGGTTAGGAAAATTAATTATGATCTTGGTTTAAGAATAAACCAACAGAAGGAGATAATTCTAGATGTTACACATCATAAAGTAAAGTTACCTGATAATTTTTATACATTCAATTTTGGATTAGTCTGTGGAAATTATGTGTATCAGACAGGATATTCTATGGGTGTAGGTGGTACTCACATTGAAGAAATACCATACCGTGAGTTTCCTGCAAAAACAATTCTTAATTGTTGTGAGGCTCCAGTAGATCAACCATGTTGTTTTGAAGGTAAAGAAGGTGTATGTGTAACACATAATCCTGAAGCTCCATATGGAGATACTTGTACTCCTCCAAGAGTAGTTCAACCAAGAGTATTTGTTAATTGCAAGAATGAAGCTTATGAACTTGTACAAGTAGTAAAGCCAGGTGAGGTTAGAGTATTTAGTTATACTCAACCTTTAAGAATGAAACCTAGTCAAGAAATTGAATGTGACTGTCCAAACTTATATTACAATACAGCAAATGAAGGTTGGATAAAATATGGATTCTTAAATACCACATTTAAAGAAGGTAAAGTATATCTTAATTATCAAGCACACCTTGAAGATGATGACGGGAATCTTCTTGTTCCTGATCATGAACTTCTTAATGAATACTATGAGTATGCAGTAAAAGAAAGAATTCTAGAAAACTTATTCATGAATGGTGAAGATGTGGTAACAAAACTTCAGTTAGTATCAGCTAAATTAAAAGCAGCAAGAAATCAAGCACTTAGTTTAGTTAACACTCCTAACTTTAAAGAGATGGAAAAATTATGGATGGCTAATAGAAAAGCAATGTACGGTAAGTATTATGACATGTTCAAAAGCTACTCACCTAACAATGTATACTATAGAAACTATAATAAGATAAGAGTAGTATAATATGGCAAAGAAAGCTCAACAAGAAACATCATCCCTTCAGACTAACTCATTTATAAAAGGGTTAAACAGAGATGCAGATCCATTATTTGTACAGGAGGGAATGTGGACACATGCCCGCAATGCTGTGAATAATACTGCAGAGGGGGATCTTGGCACTTTATCTAATGAGGAATCAAATGCTTTATGTGCTAGAGCTGGACAAACAATGGGTTCACCTTTTGTTTATATAATTGGTGCAATACATTTATTTAGTGATAAGTGGGTAATATATTCAGTAGGTTATGATGCACTTGATACAAAAGCAAATAATTCTGAGATAGGTTTATTTGAATCAGACTTATGTAAGTATAGACCTATTGTACAAGATCATTGTTTAAACTTTAGTAAGTTACATTTAATTACTGGAGCTAGTAAATTAAAAGATGATTGTACATGGCAAGTGTACTGGGCTGATAATTTAAATCCAGATAGATACTTAAATATTGGAGATCCCAAAACTTGGCCACCAGATGATTATGTTTGGTTAGGAGGAGCTCCTGGTTCTACAACAATAAACTATTATGGTAACGGTACAGCAAATAAGTTACTTTGGCCTGGTGTAGCATGGAAAGAAAAATGTCAAACAGAAAATTCCAATGAACCTACACCTTGTGTAATATGTAAACCATATAATGAACTAAACTGTGAAGAAATAAGACTAGCATCTTTAGTTAAGACACCTTGTTTTGATTTAAGGTTATCTGAACAACAGGGAGTATTAGAAAATGGATCATATGGAGTATTAGCAGCTTATGTAATAGATAGACAAAGAGTTACAAATTATTTTTCTATTGGTTATATACAACCTGTATTTAACTCAGTAAATGAGAGGGGTTCCTTTGAGATATCTGTAGATGCAGATACGGAGCACTTTAAAGAATTTGAACTAGTAGTTGTAAGATTTATAGATCAAAACTTAAGTGCAAAAAGAATTGGATACTATTCTACAAGAACAACAAATATTGTACTTGATCAAATTCCTGAAACCACTGTAACGGTTCCTGTAGAAGAATTAATTTTACAGAATCCTGTATTTGAGAAATCTGCTCAAATGACAGATGTAAATAATTATCTATTAAGAATAGGACCAACTTCTAAATTTGATTTTAATTATCAACCATTAGCAAATCTAATTCAAACAGAATGGGTATGTGTTGAGTATCCTGAAAGATACTATATAGATGGGGGAAAACACACATCTTATTTAAGAGATGAGGTATATTCTTTTTTCATCCGTTGGGTATATAATACAGGAGATAAGTCAGCATCTTATCATATTCCGGGAAGACCCCCACAAAATTATTTATATAATGGAAATTCAATTTTTGAATTAGCACCATTTGCAAATCAAACTGGAGTAACTCTTCCTGGAGACACAATGTTTTTCCAAAGTGTTAATACAGCTACTATAACTTCAACAACAACAAGTGTATTGCCTGATGGAGGCACTGTAATATCCCGAGGTAAAATGGGATACTGGCAATCTACTGAAGTTTATCCAGACTATCAACCTAATGTATGGAATTCAAGTTCACAATGTTGGACACAAACAACAGATCCAAATTATGATTTGTGTGGAAAACCAATAAGACATCATAGGTTTCCTGATAATGCTACAGGAAATAGTACTCATCACTTTGTAAAAAAAGCAAATGGTGAATATTTTATTAGACTGATGGGAGTAGACTTTAAGAATATTATATTCCCTAAAGATAATGATGGTAATGATATACCAGGTATAGTTGGATATGAAATACTAAGAGGATCAAGACATGGTAATAAAAGCATTCTAGCTAAAGGGATGATCAATAACTTCCGGGATTATAATCCAAGAGGAAGTGCTACTGAAGCTGGTGTTACTGGTTTATATGCTAACTATCCATTTAACTGTATTGTTCCAGCTCTTAATACTACAAATCCAAATGATTATAATTACTTATATAATGATCCTTATATTACAGTAAGAGATAATGAAAATGATAAGGTTAATCAAACAATACCGACAGATATAGTTTCATTCCACTCACCTGATACAAGTTTTATTAATCCTTATTTGTCAGCTACTGAATTAAAAATATATGGTAGTGTACAAGGTGAAGCATTGCAGTATTTTATTGAGCCAAGCAAGCATCCTAAGTTTAAACTTTTATCAAATAAAATTATACCATTTGCTTTAGCAACTGGTATTATAAACGCTATCTTAAAAGGATTAGGAGAATTAAAAATTAATTACCCTGCTGGTAACTTTGATCCACAGTTTGAAGCTAAATTAAAAATTGATGGTGGTGCTGCAACCAACACAATCAATGGTCCCAATGGTGTATGGACTACAGCTGGTGGTTCAATCACAACTACACCAAGTAATATTAATACAAGTATTACAGGAGATAACTATGATCAACAAGGTCAAGGTGATCCTACATTCTTAAATAATGTTGGTGGTCAAACATATTATGATGATACTTATAATACATTATTTAATGCACCAGGTAATTTCCAATCTGAATTAGATACATACTTGTCATCAGGTGGTGCTTTTACTGAAACATTTTTTGGTGGTACTTCACTTGAAAATTTATTTAAAACTACATATGAGCAAGTTGCTCAAGATGGTAAATATATTACAACACCAACATATGATAAAACATATACTGGTTATGAAATGCTTGGACCTACAATTAATAACTTCTTAGGTGGTATAAGCAATGGTGGTCAGTTATTATTTTATTTTGTTGAAGGTGCACAACTAGCAACAGAAACAATTTATGCTATTGTAAGAAAAAGACAATATGCATTAGAGATGGTAAGTCATGGAGATTACTGGAGATTTGTAAAACCTAATGACTCCTTTGATAAAAGATTTGTAATGGAAGAAGGTATATATGTATATGATCAATTACAAGCTATGCCTGAATTTATTGATAGTTCTGGAAATCTTAAAAAATATACAATCAATAATATTAAAAGACCTAAGTTAGCAGTAGTAAGAACTAAAAGAGGAAATGCTACAGGAACTAGTATGGGTCCTCATTATTTATTACAAGGAAATGGAGATAGTATAGATCAATCTCTTATGACTTTAAATTATGCAATTAGAACATTTAACCCCCTTGCTAGTATTCCAGGTGGAAGTGCTTTTACACCAAATAAAATAAATTGGAGAGATACTGGTAAATCAAATAATTTTATAAATAATATTGCTAGTCACTATGTTGGTCTAAAATACAGAATTGAAAATCAATATGGACAAGTTGATACTATACAACAAGTAGTAGCAACACCATGTGAACAAAAAATTAATTTTCAAGCTACAAGTGGAGCAAATACATTAAGCTCTACAAGTTTTGGTAATACATGTAGTATTGAGAACTTTACACAAAAAAAATTATATACTCCAGTATTTTTTGGTGGAGATACCTATATAAATAGGTTTACAGAAAAAAACATCATGCACTTCTTTTATGAATGGTTGTATGATGTTCCAGATAATATTGAATGGAATTATTTCTTAAATCAAATGATTCCTGAACCAAAGTTTCAAGTTAATAGTCAACCATGGGATATTAGTGATTTTAATCTACAAAATATTCTTGATATGTTTCAGAGTACTCCTGATTATGGAGATGGATTATTGCCTAGAAGTTATTATGATTTAGATAATGTATACTATAGTATTTCAAATAATTCATGGTTAATTTATCCAGGCATATTTGGAGTAAAAGATTCTTATTTTTATACATCTGCAAATGGAATTAGAGATTTCTTTGTTGAGTCAGAAGTACTAGTTGATTTTAGAGATGTTGGAACATTTGATTATGAAAGACCATATAGTAAATATAACTATACTGATCTTCCATCTTTGTTTGATTCAAATCCACAAATTCTTACAAAAGGAAATTTCTATGCATATGACTTTAGTTTAAGTGCATCTAGATTTTTATTTAATCAGTATTTTACAGCAGGATATCTTCAGGGTGTTTCATATGATCCAAATATTGCTGAGTTATGTTATGTAACTTATCCTAATAGAGTAACCTATTCTTTACAACAACAAGATGCAAGTAATATAGATGCATGGAGAACATTTTTGCCTTTAAATAAAGTAGACTTTAAAAGTAAACTTAGTTCAGTAAAAAGTTTTGCTAAGACAGGTTTATTTATCACATTTGAAAATGACAGTCCTTTAATTTATCAAGGTGTTGATTCTATACAATTGGATGATAGTGGAACTAAAGTTACTGTTGGAGATGGAGGTTTATTTGAACAAGCTCCTCAAAATGTAGTAGTAGCTGAAAAACCATATGAATATGGATCATCTCAAAATAAATATGGTGTAGTATCAACTCCAGCCGGACTTTATTATATTTCACAAAATCAGGGTAAAGTATTTTCCTACAGAGAAGGCTTAACAGAGATATCACAAGATGGAATGAAATGGTGGTTCAGTGAATTCTTACCATTCAAACTACTTGAGGATTTCCCTAATTATCCACACACAGATAATCCAGTTGCTGGTATATCTTGCATGGCAAGTTATGATAATGACAATAGTGTATTATATTTTTCTAAAAGAGATTTTAGATTAAAAGATGAATATAAAAATCAAGTTATCTATGATTCTTTCTATGATAACTTTATGATACCAGTTACATTTGGTCCAGATGGTAAACCAACTAGATACAATAAATTTAAATTAGGAAATCCACAATACTTTACTGATGCATCATGGACAATAAGTTATGACCCTAAATTACAATTTTGGATTAGTTTTCATGACTGGCATCCTAATTTCTATATACCAAGTAAAGGAACATTCTTAACAACTAAGGTAGATGGTATATGGAAACACAGTGCATATTGTAATGACTATTGTAATTTCTATGGTGTACAATATCCATTTGAAATTGAATTACCAGTTGTTACTGCTCAGATGATTAATACTATAAAAAGTATTGAATACTATTTAGAGTGCTACAGAAGAGATAGAAACTTATGTATAGATCAGTTCCATATTCTTGATTATAATTTTGATCAGGCTGTAATACATAATACAGAACAAGTATCAGGATATTTGAATTTAAATCTTTATCCAAAGAATGATATACCATTATCTCTTCAATTTCCAAAGCTTGGATCTAATCAAGCTAGTTATGATATACTTTACTCTAAGGAAGAAAACAAGTATAGAATAAATCAATTTTGGGATATAACTAAAGATAGAGGAGAATTTCCAATTGGGTCATCATATCCTCCAGCACCTGGACCATATTTTCCAAGTCCAGATTCTACTGTACTTTTAGGAAATTATGAAGATAGAAACATTTGGGTTACTGCACCTAATGGATATGATAAAGTATTAAATTTACTAAATTTAGATTATGCTAAACCTGAATTACAAAGGAAAAAGTTTAGGCATTATATTAATTTTCTAAAACTATCTAAGAGTAACTCAAGGGATACAAACATGATCTTAAAAATAGTAAATACAAAAACACAATATTCTCCAAGATAATGTATAACAAGAAGTTACTTTTAGAAACTTTAAAAAACTTAGACAAAGCAAAAAAGCCGGCTAAGAAAAGAGACATTGATTATAATTCTAAAATGGGATACAGAGATGATTCTCCATTTAGAAACAAACAGTCAATGGATATCTATACTGAGGATGGTACAATTGATATGTCTAATACAGGAGTGCCTATTATGGCAAATGGAAAAGTTCTTTCTCCATATTCCGGTATGCATCAGTTTGATACAAATGTAGTTACTGAAGTTCCATTAGAAGAAGCAAAGAAAGGTGGTAGTAAAAAGTATTCTAAAAGTTTATTAGCCACTAATAGAATATTTGCAAAAAGTAAAAAGAACTCTTTATTTAAAAAGAATCCTTTATTCAAAAAGAAGAACTATAAGAAAAAGATCTATGATCCACAAGCAATGTACTTTCAAGGTGGTGGAGATGTATCACCTGTTCAAATAGTACCTACATATATTCCCGGTGTTTTTCCAGAATCCCCAGAAGAATGGGATCAGCAAATTAAAGCTGCAGAAACTCAAATAGGAGAACCTACACAATGGTTGCCTGAAGATTATAATTACATGCAGAATATGCTTCAGGACTATTATATATGGAGACAACAAAATCCAGATGCTGCACCTGCAGATAAAACTAATAATGCAATGTCAAATTATATGGTTCCTATACCATATCATTTGAGAGGTATTGTTGAGCAAAAAGAATTTCCAGAGATTCCAGTTAAAAAAGAAGCAGAGATATCAGATGTAGTAACAGGTACTGAAACATTATGTGTTGATGAAGGACGTTGTTTAGAAACAGATCAGATCCAAGAAATGTTGGATAGAGGAAGATACCTTCCACAAGAAGTTGTAGATACAGCATGGGATGTTATATATGATGTTTATCCAGAAGAAGGTAAAGGCATGAGTGCAGCAACTGCTTGGAAAAACAGAGGTGTACCAACTTTAGAAAGTAGATTGGGAATGCCTAATCCTGCAAACTGTATGTGGGCTGCAGGATCAGGTTGGATGTGTGAGCCTGAGTTTAGTGATGTTTCTAAAACTGCATTTGAGTCAAATGATAAATTTATTAATGCTGTAAATAAAGGTACTGTACCTTTTGAAAGAGTAACTAAAACAACTGACCCAGATTTTGATGCACAAGAAAAAGGATTACTACAGACTGGAGATATAATAAATATTAAGGGACCGGGTACTTCCCATGCTATGACATTTTCCCATTATAGAGAAGATGGAAAACCTATCTATGTAGATAGCAATGGTAGGGCATCAGACTTTGATTTTAATGTAGGTATGTGGTCTGGAATGAAACCAGGTAATGGAAGAACTGCTTATGTATCTAGATTTTCTCCAGAGATGGAATATGGAGCAAAAATTAAAGAGCTAGAAGAAAAAGCTAGAACCAATCCAACACCTATTGAAACTGAACTTACTCAAAATGAAATTGATCAATATGTAAAGGGTGGTTATGTAGTAGAAGATATTTCTATTCCAAGACTAACTAAATGGCAATCAGGAGGAGAATATGATATAGGAGATGAAGTAGATGAAGCTACTAAATTAGAATTAGAAAAACTAGGTTATACATTTGAAATCGTAAAATAATGGCAAAGTATAAAATAACAGGAATACCACAAGAACAAACAGCTTGGCCTCCTAAATTTTTAAGAAGAAAAAAAAATAAAGAAACTCAACCAGTTGTAACATCAAATTGGAATAGTCCAGTAGAAGGATTTTTTCCTACTGATCCTTTGTTAGGATCAACACCAGTAGATCCTTCATTAATTCAACCTGTTCAAATAACTAATGAACAACTAGTAAATACATTACCAACTGATCAAAAAACTGAAGAAGAAATAATAAATACTTTACCAACAGTATTTCCTTATGGATACAAAACAGATTTGTATACAGGAAATATGGTAACAGCACCCATAGGAACCCCGGCTTTCTATAAAGGTATCTCAGGTAACACAGTAACCTCTGTAGAAAGTAATCCATATGCACCAGTAGATATAAATGGTAATCCATTAGTATGTCAACCAGGTACAAGTCCTTATATGGGACAGTGTCTTACTCCAGAAGCAATAGCAAAACTTGAAGCAGAAAGAGAAGCTGTAGGACTTCAAATAGAAGAAGAAGAAAAATTAAGACTGGCTGAAGAACAAAAAAAGAGAGAAGAAGAAGAAGAAAGATTATGGCAAGAAAAATTAGCTCAAAGAGAAGCAGACTTTAAAAAGAAAAATAAGTTTGACAAACTAGATCCACTTGAAACAATTCCATTAACTGAATATGAATCAAGATTAAGTACAGATCCTGAATATGAAAATCAACTTAAGGCTCAAGGTTACTTTATAAATAAAAATGAAACTACTGGAAATGTAGAATTATTTCCATCAAATGAAATTTATACAAGAATATGGGATAGTGGTCTTAGAACAGATGATATAATAAATAAACTTGGTGTAGGTACTAAAGAAACTATAGAAAATTACTTTGGAGATTTCATGGGTCAAGCAGATGAATACCATGAATATCAAACTAAGAAAGCTGTCCTTGATTTAATGGAGAAGAAAGGATATAGTTTAGATAATGCAGTAAGTTATTTAGCTAATGTAAAAAAACTAGGAACAAAAGAAGATCTTTATAAATCATATGGAAAAGATTTTAAAGAAATAGAAAACTATGCAAAAGCTTATATAGCATATAGTGATGATTATGAAAAACCATATGAGAAAGATCAAACAACAGATCTAATAGATAGGTGGACAGATAATGATATTATTACTCTAGCAAGAGATAGAGAATTTATTGATAGTCATGGTGCTAATATAGATATTGTTTCTCCTAATGCTACTGGTAGACAAGAATGGGGTGCACAAATACTTCAAGCACTACGTTCAGGTAAATGGGGGTGGAAACCAAAATCAAATGAACTTGTAAAACTTGCTGCTGATGATACATATAAAAATCTAGTAGTAGAACCAACAGACTTAGATAAAGCATTAATAAATAATTTAAAAGATTACCAAAACTTAGAACCACAAGCATATAAGAAAAAATATTTTCCAACAATAGAACAAGATGAAGAAGATTGGAAAAAAGGTAAAGTAGCTGTTCAAATTAGTGAAACAGATGAATGGAGACCTAATAAAATGTATGTTGGAGGTGATGAAGATGGTTGGGGTGGTCAATACTATCAATATCAATTTGAGGTTCCTGCTGGTAAAGATCCTATAACAGGAGAACAATTGACAAAATTTGTTACCCCAGATGAGATGGCTGGGCAAACAGTTTACATGACTCAAGAAGAAGCTGATAAATATGAGAAAGCAATGCTTGCTGACAACATGCAGGATTTTCAAAGTTCATTTCTTTATAATCTACCAGGAACAATTGCTATGGGAGGTTTAGGTCTTATAGGAGCATCAAGAGCTTTAGCTTATGCACCAATTAAATCTCTACCATGGTTAACAGGAGGTAATGCTCTTAATGCATATTTTGCATATGAAGCATTAAAACCACAAGGACATATTCAACAAGCCTATGAAGGGTTTTCAGAAGGAGATCATGCTAAAGGATTTGAAAATTTACTATGGGGAGGTCTAGGTGTTTTACCACTTATTAAACCTGCGGCAAATACATTTAAAGCAATTAATGAACTTAGAAAGCCGGGTAGTCTCGGTGTATTACCTACATCAGGTAATTATTCATTTTTATATAATTCACCCTTACAGAGTGGTTTAGTTGTGGGTAATCCAAATATTGGAAATGCAACTGAAGCATTTACTAATTTAACAAACCCATTAAATAGATTTACTAAGTATGCAAATCTTGGTGAATTTAAAATAATGAGAAGTAATATTGGAAGCTTAACAAATAATAGCAGATATATAGGTGCAAACATTAACACTCTTTTGAATGAAGGCAAAACAGCTGCTCAAGTATATGAAAATATTCCAAAAACATTAGATACTGAAGTTTCTTTATATAGAAGTGAAATTCCAGGATATTTACCTTCAGAAAGTAAAACTGCTAATGAGTATAATAATTGGGATTATGGACCAGTAGCTGAAATGTCTGAATCAGAAATAGCAGAGGCTATGCAAGATCCAGCTGCAATAAGATATGTAGATGAAAATGGTGTAGAACGCATAGGTTCATTTTTTCCTCAGAATACAGCTGGTAAATGGTGGAGTACACAAAAAGTAGGAGAAAGGGGTGCACCACATGCTGTTAATACATATGTGTTTGATCCAGTAACTGGTCAGTATATTGATAAAGCAAATGAGATGGTATATTTAGAAACTAAAGTACCATTTTCAAAATTAGAAGAATATAATGTTAAAAATGATCCAGCAGCATTATCATTTGCAGGACAGCCTGAAAAAGAATTTATATTACCAGATGAATATAAAGAAGTTGCTAAATCATATGATCCTCTTAATCAGAATACAATAACACAAAATACTGATGATATAGTTTTCTATCACGGAGGTCTTGATAAAAATGCAACAGTAGCTGATATAGACCCATTAAGATTAGCTCAAAGACAAAATAAAAAAGGTAGAAGTTATGCAGGCTTTTATATGTCACCAGATCTTGAAGAAGGATCTTGGGCTTTAAAATATGCTAGAGAAAATCCAAATGGTGGTCTACATGAAATTAGACTTCCCTCAAATGCTAAAGGATATAAGTATGAGGGTTCTATGGAAAGAATAAAACAATCAGTACTTAAAGATCTCCAAAAACAAGGTTATGATTATATAGAAGGTACAAATCTTTTTGGTCAACCTGAATATGTTTTATTAAATACAGAGAAGGCAACTATAAAAGAAGTTTCTGGAACAGTTGAAGGACTTAACACAACTAGACAACCATTGAATATTGATCAAGCTCTTGCAGAAGAACAAGCATTAACTACAGCAGATGATCAACTAGGCATTGCAGGAGTTTCAGGTGTTACTCCAGAAATTGAATCCATATATAATAGTTATCCTGAGTTAAGTAAAATTGGTACGGCAGATGAATATGCTGAGTATTTAAGACAAACATTTCCTAATAGTTCAGCACAGGATATTCTTTATCATGTTAATAGAGGAGATGAAGTTCTTGCTGAAAGTGGAAGACCATTCTATGCAACACAAGATAAAGGATGGTTATATGAATTAGAGGAAATGAAAGGGACAAGAAAACCTGTCTTGTTAAATTTAGAAAATCCTACAGTCCTTGATCAATCATATGAGTTTACTGATAAAGCTAAAGAGTTTAGAGGAAGTGGTTTAGGATCAAATCTTATTACACCTACAGAAGCTAGATTAGAAGGAGCAGATGGTGTAATAGGTAGAGACATGTTTCAGGGAGAAGGTGGTAATACATATGTAGCATTTGAGCCAGAACAAGTTCTTCCATTAGGTACTGCAAAAGATGCAGAAATGTTTAAAGAATGGAAAGCTTCACAATCCACAGGAGTATCTCAAGAATCAATTTCAACTCAAGCAAAACAAATAGTAAATAAATCAGATAATGAAATTGCTGCCAATGTCATTGATGACATGAGAAATAACAAAATTGAGTTATGGCAAACTGAAGAAGGCAAAAGAAGATTACAGTTAATGATTGACAATACTCCATCATTAGCTGGACAAACACCAGAAACCTTGATAGAGGGTATGTCTACAATGAATAATTTAAATAAAGTTTATGGCAACCAATTAAATAAAAGAAAAAGTTTAGAAGATCAAATAGATTATTTTACTATTTTTTATGATGAAGGTAAGATGTCAACACAAGATTATAAAAATTTAGTTGACCCTTTAGAAGCAGAATTAAATTCTGTTAATACTGCTATATCAGAAACAGAAAAAATATTTGGAGATAAGGCTGGTTTCTATGGAATGAAAGACAATCAATTATTTGTAAGTGGAGATAAGTTTGCAGCAGGAGATCTTAAAAAAGTTACTGCACATGAACTTGGTCATTATCTAGGATCATTTGCAAATAAAGAAGCTAATATAACATACTTAGATGAGCAATTAAAAGAACTACAATTAGTTAGTGGAAAATCAGCAGGAAAACAATTAGAGATTCCAGGAATGGAAGTTGTTTCAGAAGAATCAAAAGCACATTCATTATTTGGTACTGCAAATCCAAACTATCTAGAAAAGACATTAGAGTATTTTAATACAGGTTCTAAGGGTACAGAAAAAGTTCCATTCGTTGCAGAGATAAGACAAGACATGTTGGATAAAGGAATACTAAAAAATGAGTATGACCCTATCACCATAGATATGCTAAGAGAACATTATAAAACTTATAAAAATCTAAAAGGAGAAAAATATCCTTTAAGACTATATGATATAATGGAAAATAATCCAAAGAACTTTAGCATACTAAAAAATGTAATTAATGCTCTGCCAATTATAGCAGGAGGAGTTGCAACAACATTGAGTCTAGCTAATGAAGAACAGACAGATGGAAATGTTACACAAGCTGGAGCACCAATTATGATCCTAGCAGCTTTTCTATCTAGAAATCCAAAAATAAAAATACCTAATCAATTAAGAACATTAATGTCTGATTATGGTAAGAAAGGATTAAAAGCATTAAACACAGTAAATAAAGTAAATTATTTTAATAATCAGATTAAAGCTTTAGCTAAAGAACATGATGAATTAGTAAAGGAACTTGGAAGTGTCTGGCCGGATGACTGGGCTGTAGATCCTAGTAAAAAAGGATTACTTGCAAGAGAGGAGGAACTTGGTAAATTATTAAATACTAAGAAAAGAAAGTTTGAAAACTATTTTGAAGATAAAAACCGACTCATACCTAAGTCAAGAAAAATGTATGAAAGGCAACAAGATATAAATAAATATAGTAAGATAAAACAAGACTTTGTAAAAACAGGAGAAGGTTTAGAACAAACTCAACCTTCAATATATAAAGGTGCTGTAACTACTGGTGAGCAAGTGGTTACAGATTTTAGCACTGGGGAAAAAATAAAAGCTCAAGTTGAGTTACCAAAAGTAGATGTAAAATATAGTATACAAGATGGTGAATTAGTTGTAAAAGATGCTTCAACTAATGAACCTGTTATATCTCAAGAATATGTTAATTCATTAAGTAATTCAAAACAAAAAGTTGAAACTGATATACCAGGAGCAAAAGTATTTGGTTCAAGTGTTCTTGTAACTGAAGCTGGTATGCCACATATTACTGGTGACATAGATGTTCTTATAAGTGAAAGTGCTTATAATAAAAATGTAAAAGATAAATTTTCTTTTGTTCAAGATTATGGTCCAGCCAAACAACATTCTGTGTATCCACAATATGGACAAGAAGGAACATTAGATTTTAATATAGTACATGAAAATCCTAATGGAACAGTAAAACCAGTATGGAGAAAAGATGTAAATACACAAGAAGAAACTTCTTTAGAGGTTGAATTGTTTAGACAATTTTATCCTGAACAATTTCAAAAAGCTTCAATTGAATCAATTAAAACAGGAAAGCCTATTGAAATTAATATGTCTACTGAAGAATTTATGAATGGTATTGATTCTAAAGTAAAAACAGTAATAGATTCATATGAGGCAACACCATTAACAAAATGGGGTAGTTATAAATCATCAAAAGAAAAACATATAGTAAGACCAGATGTATTAATAGAATATGGTGATCCTGCAGTAGTAGCTAAAGGTCAAGAAGCATATATTAAATCTATAGCAGGTCACAAAGCAACATTAGGGCATCAATTTAAAGTAGAGGACCTTTCTGATCCTGCAAAGAACATGGATGCTTTAATAGCAATGGGTTTTAAAGGTGATGATGTAGTTAGAGTAGCAAATGATCCTGCTAGAATGCAATTAGCATTGAATGACTATTATATCAACATGACTACTTTCACAAGAGAAATTAGTCCGCACAATTTACCACTAACAACTGACAAAGTTAAAACTATAGAAAATGCATTAACTGAATGGTATCCTGCCGCTGGAGGAGGCTCACTAAATGGAATGGGATTAAATACAGTAAGAAAAGGAAATCCTATACATGTATATGACACAGAAAATGCTATTATAGGTCATAGACAAATTGGTATTAAAACTGATATATCTAATCCTGAAGCATATGTTAAATCTATTAATAGGGCAACTAGTGGTACATATGTATATACTCCAGAAGAAGCTAAACAGGTACAAGAAATTTTTCTTAAATATTTGCCACAGTATAAATATCAACTTGACAATATTAAAGAATCACGAGATATATTAAATTTAATAATTGCTGATTCTGACTATACTCAAGGTAAACTTGCATTAGATGAAATGGCTGAAACAATGGGGATAAGAGCTATTGCAAAAGATGCAGATATAGCAACACCAACATATGGTGCATCAAGATCTCAATATGCATCTTTGTTTGGAAACTTTGATGAGTTAGTAGACTCTATGCTATATTCATATAAGAAATATCATACCGCTCCAAAATCAGGTTTCCAAAGAAAAGAAAAATTAGAAAGTTTAATAGCAAATAAAGCTAGTACTTCTTCACAAATATCAACTATTGATGATTTTAATAAAATTAATTCAATAATAGATAATGGAATAATAAACGCAAATACTAGATTAAGTTTAATAAGAAATGAATATAATGCTTTAATTGCTCAACAAGAGGCTCTTATAAATAAATTTACAAAGGGAGCACAAACTGAATATAATGCAGTAGAAAAAAGAATACAAGAATTACAAACTAGAGCATCTGAAATATATAATGAAAGACAAATTTTAGAAGTTAAAAAAAACAAATTTAAAAGCAAACTTCAAAATGTTGGACTTGCAGTTGGTGCAACTGGAGCTCTTGTAGGAATATACTATGCAGGTCAAATACCTACAGAAACAGAACAACAATTAATTGATAGAGGTATTGATTATGAGCTGTTTACAGATGATAAAGATCTTTATCCAACTGCTAGAAGGTATATATATAATAATCCTAAAGCTCAAGTATGGCCTTCTGGAGAAAGGATTATAATAAAAAATGGGCGGGTGATGCCACCTGTAAGTTTAACTGTAATAAATGATGAAATTGTATTTGATCCAAATTATCAAATGAATCAAGGTACTACAAATAAAAAACAATTTGGTGGGGATTCCAACTTTTTAGAAATGGAATTAACTGATAAAGAAATAGAAGATTACATCAGAAAAGGTTATACAGTAATTGAAGAATAAACTTAATAGGTTTATTCATTAAACTAAAAATTAGTATATTAAATATATAGAACCGGTTATATGAACAAAAGAAAAGTAAGAATATATAAAGATCCAGGAGGAAATGGACAATATATTAATAAGACAGCCCAGTTTTTACAAAAGGCTCAGGCCGGTATGCAAGTTAATGATTTAGCTTTAGAACAAGATATACTAGATCAATTAACAATGACTACAGATGTAGAGATGATTGCTGATACCTTAAAAGATAAATATGGTCTTGGTTATTTTGATGCTCTAGATAGAGTAGAAAAAGTAGTTGAATTTTTGTATAGACAAGATGTTAATGATACAAAGAATGAAATGCTTTCTCAAGATGCAGAAGTTGAAGATATTGTTCCTATTAAAAAACCACTCTATGATACTGATTTACCATGGATATCTGATGATGATACAGGCTGGGATGACTTTGGTGAAGAAAGTGAAGATGATCTAGCTGCAGAAGATGAACAAGCATTATCAGTAGAAAGAAAAGGAGGAACTATTGGTAAGAAAAAGTTTGTCAAAAATATAGTAAGAGGATTAAAAAAAGCTGCAGAAGGAATGCAGCAAGATGAATCTAGTAATTCTACAATATTAGATTCTCCAAATGGAAGACAAGCACACATTAATAATTTTAGAAGAGGTATAAAAGATCTTGGTAATGAGTATTATGCAAAAGAAATTTATGATAAAACTAAACAGTTACAACAAGAAACAAGTGCCTTACCTCCAATGAATAACCAAATGATGCCTATGGCACAAGAGGGAATGCAGATGGAACAGCAAGATATAGAAAATCCAATGCATCATCTTCAAGCTTATTCAGGATCAGTATCAAATATTTTTAAACAACCTATGAATCAAGTACATGGTGCAGGTTATGAAAACTTGCCAGAAGCAAGAAGAGGACGTGAACAAAGACAAGCTGATAGACAAACTCGTAGAGTAGCAAGAGATTGGCAAAACATGTTTGGGGATATGGCAGCTGGATATGCTGGAGTACCGGGATTACCAAACTATCTTCAAGTGGTATCTCCTCAAATAGTTAATCCTCAAATGACTGCTGGAGCTATGTCAGGTCAAACAGGACCACTTATTGATTTAGAGTATAAAAAAGGACCATGGTGGAAAGGCACAAGAGAATGGTCTGCTAAAGGTATACCTGCAGCTATGTTAGCTGGTATGAATCCTGGTTATGGATATATGCCAATGGGTATGGGTTATGGTTCTTCTTGGAATACAACTAGAACATTTCCTGGTGAAGTTATAAGAACAAAATCTCAAGTACTAAATGCTGCAGCAGATCCTGCTAAAAATGATGAAGCAACAATTCTTAAAAATAGTGGTATTAAACCCTATGCAGGTTATATGGAATTAAATCCTGCTCCTGAAGGAACTGAAATGGTATATGATGAACAAGGAAATGAAGTTGAAGCAATTTCAGCAGAAGAAGCAGCAAGAAGAAGAGCTGCTGCTGCTCAAGCTCCATGGATGTTCGGAGCAGGAAATAAAAATTTCATGCCAACTCAAACAAATCCTTCTGGAACACAGCTAATTGATTTTATTCCTACTGAGACAGCACCAGTAGTTGGAACTGAATCTGTAGGTACTGGTCCTATGCCAGAAACTATTACTGAAACAGCACCTATTACAGGAACAGAAATAATACCTGCTGCTACTGAAACTGTAGGAGCTAATACTGAAACTATACCATTTAACTTAAGTGAAGAAGTTCAGAAAACACTTAGGGGAGAGTATGGTAGTGGTGCTGCAAGAAAAGCAGCATTAGGTGAAAACTATGCACAAGTACAAGCTGAGATAAATAAAATGTTTGCAGCAAGCACACCTAAAGCTAAAACTACAACTACAACTACACCTAAAAGTTTTGCCAGTGCTCCTGCTACTGGAGTTGCATCGCCAACTTATTCTGAAGCTGACTATCAAGCTGAAATGAATAGAATAAAACAAAAATATAATAGTTCAGATACAGCTGGAAAAGAAGCAATAATATCTAATCTGAATAAGCTATATGAAGAAACATATGGTACACCAGAAAACAAATATGTTAAAGCTCTTAAAGATGAACTTGAATATGATTTTTATTCTTATGATAATTATTTTGGTGACAATTACCTACAAGAACAAAACTCAAAAAATTCTTCAGATGCAAATAAGTCTTTTGAGGTTAATCCTGAACTTGAACAATTAATATATGACAAAAATCTAGAGTTTTTAACAGCGGATGAGGAACAACAGTTTGACATGTTGAATAAATTGGGTAGTGTCCCAGATTTAATGAAAAACCCTATTCTTAGTACGACGTACACCCAATGGTGGGAAGAAATAAAGAAGAAATATGGATATGATAGAGCAAAAATACTTGGTGCACAGTATGCTGGAAAACGAGCTGCACAAGATGTAGCCAATAATGTTTCCGATTTTACATTGGGTATGACATTTCCTGCATATGGACTTGCAACTCAAATAGCTCCTAAAGTAGCTGACTATTTAGGTTATCAACAAGGTGGAATGGTAAATACATCTCAAATGGATCCTAATACATTAACTAAATTTGTATATGGTGGAGATGAGTTACCAATTTCTCCAATAGTAGCATATGATAATAATGATATACAGTCTAAAAATGTAGATGATCCTTTTATGTATAGAATGGGTGGTCTATATAAATATGATGGTATTAATAATAGTCAAGTAACTACAAATGATTATGATGCATGGCTTAAACAAAAAGCTGAACAAGAAGCTCTTGCTGAGTATAATGACTACATGAATAGGACTAAGACAGATGCATCTACATTTATGAAGTATGAAGCTAATCCTAATGATGCAGTATATCAACAAATTCTTCAAAGAAAATTAGGTACTACATCACAACCTGCATCAACAGAAACTACCACAACTCGAAATTATAATTATGGTTATGGAGCAGGTTATCCAATGACTGGTGGTTATAGTTATCCTACTGCACCAACAATTGGTCAACAGATAAGAAATATGTTTTCACCATTTAAATATAATCCTGCTACTGGAGGTAATTATGATTTTACTTGGATGTCACAACAAGGTCCTGCAAGAACAGCAAGTGGTGCTATATTCCAACCACAAGGTCAATTACAAGGTATGGTTCCTGTAGCTGGTACAAATGCTGATGGTACAGCAACACAGCCACAAGCTGGTTATATGTATGATTATAAGTTTGAGAAAGGTCCTTGGTGGTCAGGTAAAAAAACAATGACACTTACAGGTAGATGGGTTGATCCAAATAATCCTAATGCAGGTACAACAGCTGGTGGTGCTTCTGCTAATACAACTGCAGATAATATTGCAGAAGGATATAATCCTGAAGCAGTTGGACCTGGTTATTCTGGATATAACGCTGATACTGATGGTAATGGTTTACCTGATTATTTACAAACTCCAAATCCTCGTGAAACTCAAACTGGTACTTCAACATCAACTAATACAGTTGAAGAAGAAATGAGTCCAAGAGAACGTAGACAACAAAAAAGAATACAAAGAAGATCTAGTAAAGAAACAGTAACTGAACCTGAACAATCAACTACTTCAACACCAGCAACTGGAACTACAACTCAACCTGCAGCCACTGATACTCAAGTAAATAATACAGGTACTACACAAACTACTAATACAGGCACAACAGGGGCTACTAATACAGGCACAACTCAGACTACTAATACAACTAATCAAACTGGTAATCCAGACTGGAATGAAGAATGGAATAGAGAAACTACATCAGGAGCTCAACGTAAAGAACAAGCACAAAAAAATCAAGGTGTAATATTCAATACTACTGGTGCTTCTGGTTATCAGTTTGCAGACGGGACACCGGTAGACTACAATGATAAGACAGGTACTTGGGAAGCAGATAAACAAGAGGCTAATGCAAGAAAAGCTTTTACTGAACAAGGTATTATTAATGATGGAATGAATAATAATACATTCCCTGATGGTACACCTGCTAAATATAGTTATATATTAAAAAAATGGGTTCCTAAAAGAATTTACGGAGGAGCTTCAAACTATATGGAATTTGGAGGATATGTTCCTGAGTTTAATCCTGGTGGACAGTTTAGTGGAACAGGTCCTTTTAATCCTAATAGTAGTAATTTAGAAACAAATCCTAATCAAGCTATCACAGGACCATGTACAGAATTTGAAGTACAAAATCCAAATAGTCCTTGTTATGATCCTAACTATAAACCTTCTGCATTACAAAATACAACACCAGAAGATTTCTCAGTTACTTATGATATAAATAAGGCACGTACACTAGATACAAATAAGATAGCAAATGCTGGACAGTTCTTAGGTGCGGGTATCAGAGGAATTTCTGCTGGTCTAAATGATAGTTACAATACAAATTATTTAGCATCAAGAAGTCCTTCTGATAGTAGAGAACCAGTTAATCAACTAGATTATAGAGGTGGTTATAGTGGTTTAAGTCAAAGAAATATGTCAAAAGGACAAGGAGCAGGATCTACAGGATTTAACTATGTAGTAGGTGAAGCTGCCTTTGTAAAGAAAGGTGGGGAACTTAAATTCCGTCAAGGTGGTGTATATGATTTAACTCAAGAAGAGATAGGTCAGATTCTTGCTGCAGGTGGTCAAATAAAATTTATATAATAAAGACATGAGAGTTCAAATAACAAAAATGCCATTAGGTAAAGCTGCTTACGGTAAACAAGTAGATGGTTCATTATCATTACAACCAGGAGCATTTGGTGGAGGAGATTATAAAGCATCAGATAAAGCTAACTATAAGGGTGTTAAACAAACTGTAGATGAAGTTTCTAGAGAAGAAGCTAACCTAGAAGCAGAAGGAGGTGAAACTGCTTTTGGTCCAATCTCTGGTCAATCAATTCCAGATCATCTTAAGATAAGAGGTAAAAGACACCATGAAGGAGGTGTACCTTTAAATCTTCCAGATGACACATTTATCTTTAGTGATACAGCTTCATTAAGAATTAATGATCCTAGTGTATTAGCAATGTTTAACAAGGTTCCTAAAAAAGGAGGTTATACTCCTGCAGAGATAGCTAAACCTTATAACATTAATAAATACAAAGCAATTCTTTTAGATCCTGAAAGTGGTAAACTTGAAAGGGATACTGCTACAATCATGATTAAAAATTATATCATGAAACTGGGAGCTCTAGCTCTTGTACAAGAATCTATGAAAGGATTTCCTCAAGGTGTTCCAGAAATGGCTAAACCATATATGGAAGCTAATGGAATCTCTGAAGAAGATTTAATGCCTGAATTAAAAGAACAAGCTGATGCTTTAGCTCAAGCTATGGGATCTGGAGAACAAACAGGAATGCCTCAAGAGCAAAATCCAATGATGGCTCAAGAGATGCAACAGATGGCTCCTGAACAAGCTATGCAAGCTCAGCAAGCAATGATGGCTCAAGGTCAACCACAACCATCTTATCCACAACAAATGCCTAGTGGAGCTCCTGTAGCTTCACCAGATATGATGGCTCAGATGCAAGGTTCTATGCCTCCTCCAGATATGATGGCACAACAAGCAATGTCACCTCAACCAGGTATGATGGCTTATGGTGGAATGCCTTATGCTGCATATGGAATGGAAATGGGTGGTTATGATTTTCCTTACTACCCAAATGAAATGGCTTATGGTGGTGTACCAAGATTTGATAATGGTGGAGATACAAGACCAGGTACAACAAGAAAAGTATCTCCAGAAGAATATGCAAGCAGTACTTGGGAAACAAGACGAGATGATCAAGGTGAATATAAGTATAACAGAAGAACAGGTGAAGTAATTGGTAAAGCTGATGTTCAAACTAAATCTCAAAGAGAAGCTTCAGGTAGAGGTGTCAGAGGTGGTGGTGGTTATACCAAAGAAGATGTATGTTCATGGATGAAAAAAGTTGGTGGTAATTATTATGGCTGGACAGCTGAAGAAATAATTGCTGCTGGTATAGCTGCACCAAGTGCATTAGGTTTTTTAAAAGGATGTGAAGTTAAAGGAGAAACTGTAGAAGAAGAAGCAATCTTTACTGAGGCAACTCCAACTGAAGACTGTCTATGTAAAAATCCTGATGGAACTGTATATAAAGATTCAAATGGTAATACTAAAATTGCTCCTAAAGATCCAGAGACTGGAGAATGCCTAGTTAATGATGCATCTTGTGGAACAATAACTGAAACTGAAAGTCTTCTATGTAGATGTACTGACCCTGTAACCGGACAAGTAACAGAGTATGCAATTGAAAATGAAGCAGATTGTATATGTCAAGATGGTAGCCAAGGTCAGCTATCTCAAGGTATGGCAACTGCAGCTACACCACATTGGAGTAGAGCAGCTAGAACTAATGTGATGCGTAATGCATTAGTAGCAACTAAACCTGCACCATCTAATGTTGTTCTTCCAGGTAGATCACAAGTTAAAGGAGCTTATGAAGAATATCAAACTAAAGTTGACACAGCTCAAGCAGCAATTAATTCATTACAAAATGCAGTAATGACAGGTATGGCTGGATCAAGTAGTTCTAAGCAAGCTCAAATGAAAGACCTTCTTGGTAAATCTCTAAGAGCTTCTATGGATGCTGTAGCTGATGTACAATCTAGAAATGTTGATAGACAAAGAGAAACCAATGTTCAAACAGCTACTATTGATAATGCAAACATGTTAGCTAGAGCACAAGCAATGCAAGGAGCCTTAGATACACAAAAGCTTAACAGAGATCAAGAAACAGCTAATAAAAATCTAAGAAGATACAATACAATGGGTGCTATGATGGATGCAGATAAAGAAATGGCTGCTAGACAGAATATGAATATACTTACTCCACAATATGCATCTGAGTATGAGTATGGATTTATTGCTCCTACAGGAGTTGAGAAACCACTTACTGGTGCAACAAGTGCTACACTTGAAGATAGAATACAATATTACTTAGGTAAAACTGGAGATTATCAACAAGCATTTGACATGGCTTATAAAGAATCTAGATTGAATAAGAGTATGTATGGAGGACAAAGAATGGCAAATGGAGGTTATGTTTTTGCTACTAATGCCTATCCATTTATAATCTGATAAACTTTATAGATTTAATAAACTTAAAAAATTTTGATAGTTTTATAATATAAAAAATACTATGGCAACATATCCATCAGGAGTCACAACATTTATCCCAGAATACCAGGCTTATCAACCTGATTTTAATTTTACTGCAAATGTTTTACAACTAAAACAAACACAGTATGATCAAAACTGGAGTAGATTAAATAATATATATGGTCAGATATTAAATGCTCCGCTAACTCATGATGAAAGTATAAATAAAAGAGATAATACTTTCAAAAGAATTGACTTTGATTTAAAAAGAATTACTGGTTTAGATCTATCACTTGAGCAAAATGTTCAACAAGCTACACAGTTATTCAGACCTTTTTATGAAGATGCCAGTTTAATGAAAGATATGGCCTTCACAAAAAATGTAGGTTTTGAAAGATCATTAGGTGAAGGTAAGAGATATAATACTGATGAAAAAATAAACTCTGAATATTGGGATGGTGGTTTAAGAGCAATTGATTACAAAGTACAAGAATTTAAAGCTTTGCCATATGAGCAACTACCATCTTTCGGTGATGTAAAATATACTCCATATGTTAATGTAGAGAAGAAAGCATTGGAGTTAGCTGCAGAAATGAAGATTGATATTAAAAGAGTTACTCCACAAGGTGATTGGATTGTTACTGAAAAAAATGGACAGCAAGCCATTGCCCCTTTACAAAGTACATTTTATTCTGTCTTAGGTAAAGATCCTAAAGTAAAAGAAATGTATGTAACACAAGCTTATCTTGATAGAAAAGATACAGTAGCATCAAATAAAGATAGGCCTGAATATGGAGGTAATGCTGAGTTAGCTGAGAAAGATTATCTAAATAGAACACTAAAAGTAATGAGGAATCAAACCCTCATTACTAAGAATGATTTATTAAGCCGTAAGATGGCTAATGATAAGATGATCACTAGAATGGAGAAGTCTATTGCAGATGGAACAGATATTGAAACTACACAAACTTCATTAGAACAATATAAAGAAGCTAATGCTCAAATTTCTGAAATGCTTAAACAAGCTGAGAATGACTTAGTAATGTTAGATGGAGATCTTAACCGGACTATGACAACTCAAGGAGGTAGTGCTCTTAATATGGATGACATGGATTTGTTAAGAATGAGAGTTGATGCAGTTACAGCTTCTAATTTACTATTAGCAGATCTCAATCAAGCAGCTATGAATTGGGCAGATCTTCATGGAGAGGTATCATATGAAGCAAATCCATTCTCAGTACAAAGACAGAAATATGAGTATGACTCTTCACTTATTCAACAAAGAGCTGCTGCACAAAAAGATGTTGCACTCTTTAAGCATCAGCTTGATATGGATAAAGCAACATATAAAGCAAAAGCTGAATCAGGACTTTATGATATTGATCCAGAAACTAATGAATTAAAAATAAAGCCAGAGTTAGCAAACATTGAAAGAGTTGCTGAAATGATGACTAAAACACCATCAAATGATCCAATGGCTTTGTCTAATACAATAGATGGTTTATATACTGGTGATGCTGAAGCTGCTAAACAAACAATGGTAAGTGTACTTGCAGAAATGCAAGAAGAGGGAATAATTTCTAATGCAGAAATATTAGAAATTATAGATAATAAAAACTTAAATAGTTTTAATATAGAACCTGTATTAAGGTGGATAAAAGAAAATGGAGATAAATTTAAAGAAGGTACAGGTGAAATTAATCCAAAAACAGGTAAAAGATATGTAACAACAAAAGATATACCAACTGATATATTAAATATAATGATTCAGGAAGGTACATATGTTACAGAGTTAGAAAGAGAAGCAGCAGCAGAAATGGGAGATGATCTTGTTGCACAAGGTGATGCTTCTAAATTAAAACTTGCAGGATTAGCAAAAGCAAGTCTAAAGACTGACTTTTCTCCAAACATGATTACAGACATGACTAAAAAAATGTTAAATGTAATTGATAGGAAGAAAGATGATTATTATATAAGAAACAGTAGTAAAGTAAAAAACTTAATTACATTAAGTCACAGTTTAGATGATTATGCTGCATACAAACTAGCAGCAATCAAAAATAAAGAAGACATTGCAAATGAAACTGCTAATAAGCTTAGAGCTCAAGGTTTCATGTATGCCAATCAATTATTTGATGACCAACTTAATATGGTTGACAAAAAGACATTTATTGCAAATGTTCATAGAGATTTTCCAGAAGATATAATTCTAAATAATGGAATGTCAATGGCAGGTTTTATTAATGCTATGAATACAGGTGGTCTAGCTACATCAACAGCAGTAGCAGTAGCTGGACAACTTGGTCCACAAGTTGCTTTACCTGAAGAAGTAGTAACTGTACCTGCTGCATATCTTACAGGAGCTCTTGCAACAGGTGTAGGGTATCTTGGTGGTGGTGCATGGGATTGGATTTATAATAGTATATGGGGAACTGATGAAGAAGATGGAACTAGATTAGCACAAGGTAATTCTCATTGGACAGGACATAACTATTCTACATCAGAAGAATATGATGAGATGTTAGCAGCATATGATTTGTTAGCTGAAAATAGTATGTTAACAAGTGATATATTAGGATTAGATCAACCAGTATCACTTACTGAATTTGGTACTGGATTATATACTACTGGTGGAGCAGGTATTACTGTTGAACCTGGAGTACGTTCACCTACATATGATCATTATTTACAACTTAGAGGGGTAGTTAGAAATTTAGATTTACAAACAAGTGATGGATCAAACTATGTATCATTTGGTGGAGTAGCTGATAAATTTGAAAACATTGATGACCCAGCAAAAAATAATGAAATATGGTCTGCAATATGGGCTGATTTTAATCCAAGAACTGGCTCAAAAGGAATGGATTTAAAAAGATTTCAAGTTGCTGTATCTCCATTTGGTGGAGAAGATGTAACTAAAGCAGCAATTAATTTTAAATTACCTGAAGACTATTTGAAGAAATTTAAACCAGACTCAGATGGTAATGGTATTATGAGTGAAGACCAATATAATGACATACTTAAAAATGGTATAAGCATTATAACAGATGCTAAAAATTTGGCAAATGTTAGTATGTATAAAAATTCATTTAAGTCAGCAGAACAAATTAGAATTGAAAAAGCAGGATCTAAAGGTGTTACATATACTGATCCTACATTACCTGGTATATCACTTAACTATAAAATAGATCCAGTAGATCCATCTAAGATAGTTGTAACTACAAGCTATCAACAATATATGGGTCCTGGTCAAGATTCTAAAACAGTTACTCTTGTTGCCCCATTATCAAATCAAGGTGCTAACTTAAGATATAATAGAGAAAGATTCTTTACAGGTGATGCAAGTTCAAGTGATCTTGATGGTCCAAAAATTCAACAATTAATGAATCAGCAAAGAAGAGAGTATGGAGGATACTAATGTAAATAGCTTTCAGTCTGGAGTAAATGCAGAATATGCAGGTTCAGTTCCTATGCCACCTCAAACAGATATGGGTATGGCTGGTTCTTCACCTAATCCTATACAAGTAAAAGAGAGATTTATTGGAATCTCTCCTGGACCATTACCGTCTCAAGTTCCTAAAGGTAGTCCTAAAAATTTTGATCCAAAGGCTAACATTGCTGCTATGCAAGAATGGCATGATGCAACTGTTAGAGATCAAGAAGACAAAAATGAATGGGCAAAAATATATTCTTATAATTCAGGTCCTACTGGAACTTTTTATGATAGATACTCTGGGATTCAAGAAGCTGGTAAAATAGAGTTCCATCCATTAAGAGATAATGAAGCTATACTCAATAGAAATACTAATTTCTTTGGAGATATGTATAGAACATTATCTCAAACTTTTTTTCCTATGATTGGAACAGGAATAAAAAGTGTATATGCAAGTACAGGAAAGTTAATTAATGAAGGAGATTTTTTTGGAGAAGATGCAAGAATAGCTCAAGAGCATGCTAAACTATCAGCTTTAACATACTCATCTAAAAATAACTTAGGTTCATTTGTTAATAATCTAACAAACAATCTTGGTTATACAATTGGTATTATGGCAACTGCTATGGGTGAAAACTTTGTAGGAGCAGCTGTTGGAGGATTAATTGGAGCTAGAGCTATTGCACCTAAAGCAGCTAACTTACTATGGAAAGAATACCAAGCTGGAAAATCATTTGATGGAATAGCTACCTATGCTCAAAAACTTGATGAATTAAAAGATATAAATAAAGTTAGAGAAGCTTGGAATAAAGCTAATGGTATAGGTAGAATACAAAGAGGTTTGCAGTCAGGTGTTGGTAGAGTTCTTAATCCATTAAGTAACTTGACTGATAATTACTATTCTATATTAAATTCTACAGATGACTTTACTGGCTATATGAAATCTGCAGGTCTGTATTTAAAAACTGCAGGAGCTGCCTATAGAGATTTTAGAAATATAAACTTAGCATTAGCAGAAGCCAGACTTGAATCTGGTATGGTCTATAATAATTTAATTGGAGATATCTATAAAGATTACCAAATTAAATTTGGCAGAAATCCTAATAATGAAGAGATGCAAGATATTGTAGCTCAAGCAAAACAGGCTGCATATGAAACTTCTGCAATGAATGCTGGTATTATTTACTTCTCAAATAAACTAGCATTTGATAATATACTTAATCCTAGAGTAGGTGCTCAAGGAGTATTAAGACAAAAAATGCTTGACTGGAAAACTGTTGGTGGTGGTAGATTTGGAGAGTTAGGTACTATAGGTTTTGATGTTGCTAAGAATGAATGGAAATTTGCTGAAAGAGGATTTAAAACTTGGTGGAATAAATGGAAAACAGAACCTTTACATAAATCAGTATGGGGTACAGTTGGTTATCTTAAAACAAATTTAACTGAGGGTATTCAAGAATCTTTGCAAGAAACAATTGCTTCAGCAAATGAAAAATATTATAAAGACACATTTTATAGTAACCCAGTTAGAAAAAATCTTATAAGTAAAGCTGTATTTGGAAAAGGTACAACACCTCTTTCATATTATTCTCAAGAACTAGGAGCTGGTGGATTTTCAACATTTGCTTCTGGATTTGCTATGGGTGCATTAGCAGGTGGATTAAATAAATCCATGACTTATTTGTATGAAAAAGCAAATCAAATATTTGACCCTAAAACATTTGAGGAATATAAAACAGAAAAGTCAAAAATAGTAGATGAGCTTGTTAATCAAATGAATGGGTTTGGTGTTGAAGAAATGCTTAACAGCCGACTCTTTAATGGAGGTACTCAAGACATATTAGCAAAAGTTCAAAATTCAGGAAATAAAAAAGAAGTAATGGATGCTGAATCAGAATCTTTGATTCAACATTTTATGATGCTTAATGACTATGGAGTTTTAGATATGTACTTAGATGCTGTAGAAAGCTATAAGGACATGACTAATGATGAATTTAAAGAAGCTTTTCCAAAATTAGCTGGAGAAGATATTAATAAATACAAAGCAAGAATTAGTGATTTAGTAACTCAAGCAAGAGATATACAAAAAAGAATGGACTTCTATAATAAAGTATATCCTAATCCAATTGATCTCAACAAAATACCTAAAGATAGTGAAGACTATGAACAAGCATATATAATGCATCATACTTGGAATTATGGTATTAAATCTGCTGTTTTCTATAATGAAGTTTTTGATGATGTAAGAAAAAGAATGGTTGGAATCATGAACAAGTTTTATGAGAAAAGACCATTACAATCTATGACTAAAAGACAATCTGATATTATTCTTCGCCCAGAAGAAATGAGAAATGAGATTGGACTATTAAAAAATGAAGCTAATAATCTTATTGCTGTGGGTGATCCTGAGTCAAAACAAATGGCTAAGGACAAATTAAAAGAAGCAGAAGCTCTAGAAAAATATTCTGAAGCATACCAAGAGTTTAGTGAGTACTATCATAGAGATAGATATTTTAATAGAGCTAAATCAATCTTACAACAAGATAAAGAAGAAGGAGAAGAAGTTACAGATCAAGAAGTAGAACAATACTTAGAAGATAGATTTGGACCAAAAAATGAAGAGATAGAAACTAAAATACTTGAAAATCTAGAAGACCAGTATAAGAATTTATTAAAAACAATTTCTGGAAAACCAGATGATTATCTCTTTACAGAAAATATAGATGACTCATTTGAGTTAGTTCTAGACTTTTATAAACTTAATGATGAGTCTAGAGAAATGGTAGATATAATTAATCTAATGAATGACCCAAAAGGTTTCTTAGATGTTTACTACCGTAATGAAAAATGGATGACAGATCTCTGGCTTAAAAAAGGAGATTACTATAGAGAGATAGCTACACAAGAGTTATCACAAATTGAAGATAATGGTTTGTTAAATTTTTTAGCAAACCGAGGAATATTTATGGAGGGAAATGACTTCCTTCTATGGAGAGATCAAGGTATTCCACCAAAAGAATTCTATGATGAAAGAAAAGGTTTAGTAGTTCCTGAAGGTAGTTTGGCATATGACAGATATATGGAAACACTGGAGAGATACCAAACACTAAAAGAAATAGAAGGAGTTGTAACTGAGACTGCAAAAAATGCAGAGCTACAACTTAGAATTTCACAACTACAAGAAAGAAAAGATAGACAACTTGAAAAACTTGAAGTACAGTTTGAAGAAAACTTATTAGCAACAACAGGTGAAAATAAAGAAGCCTGGATGCAAAAAGAAATACCACCTGCACCTAGAAGTAAAAAAGAAATTGAAGATGGTATTAAAGATCTTAATTCTGTTTTAAAATTAGTTGAAGATGCAAATGATGTATCATCATTATTTGACTTATATGAAACAATGGCACAACAAAATATTGTGCCTGAGAATTTTACAGAATTAGCTGAGCTTGCAATACAAAATAATCCAGAAGAAAGTAGTAAATTCTTTAAATCAACTAAAAAATCTGGTGCATCTGTAGAAGATAGACAAAGAGCAACCTTAGTTAAGTTTGGTTTGCAACAAATATTATTAGATAAAATTGCACAAGCTAAAATAGAACAGGAAACTGAAGACTTACAACAAGAAGCTGTTCCACCTATTGAAACAACTGATGCATGGAAAGATTATCAAGAGCAAGTAAAAAAGACAAATGAAAGATATAATGCTTTCATTAATAAATTAAAAGGTCAATTAACAGAAGCTCCGGCACAAACAAAACCTGTTACAACACAAGCTCCTAAAAAAGAATCTAGACAAGAGGTTGACTTAAATGCAACTTGGAATGATTTACCAGATGATTTAAGAAATGAACTTGAAGTTGCATTTGATGCTTATCTTGTAGCTCCTGCTCCAGAAGGTTTAGGAAAACCTGCAGACTTCAGAAGAATTGACCCAACTAGATATGAATTAATAAGAAACAACTGGCTTGAAAGACCAGAACAAAAAGATATTATTAAGGCATACAATGAAAGACCAATTGATGAAGAATCAGCTTTACCTAAAATAAAGTATCTACCACTTACTAAATCAATTACAGAATATGGGCTTACTCAATTAAGAGTTATGAGAGATAAGCTGCAGAGCATGTATGATAGAAACAAGTATGATAATGGTGATACTCTTACTAATAATGATAGAAATGCTATTAAAAATGATATTTCTGAATTACAAAAATATTTAACTTATCTAAGATCAATATATAAACCAAAAGATAATACAAACCGTGTCTTCAGAATTTTTGAAGAGATGGTAAAAAATAAACAAAACGGTGTCTCAAGAATTCTAGATGCTGAAGGCAATACAGTTGGTTATGAGTTTCCAGGTGTAGATGGTAAACCTATGAGGGTTACTAAACTTACTGAAGAGATAGAAAATAAAATGACCAATAAAGATCCTTATTTGTATGAAGCAATTAAGGAACCTTATATGGAAGGCAAAGTCCAAAAAGGTGGTCAATTGCTAATACCATTTAGAGATCTTGTAAATGATACTGACATAGAATCAGATGCTGAAAGACTTAATAGATTCATGTCATTTCTTGAATATACTGTAAAAGATGGTAAACTTGCTCAGTTAAAAAGTCAAAGAAAGCTTGACATTATTAGAAATGCTTTAACTAATAATTTTACTGAAGCTACATTAATTGCAGTTGTAAAAGATGTTGCTAATGATGAATCAACTATTGCTGGAAACACAATAGACAACATGACTAGAGTTGCATTTAGAACTGATAAAGATGGAGGATTTATAAAACCAGAAAAGCCAGCTAAGATGTCACAACAAGCTTATGACAATTTGTTTGGGGAGTATGGTATTATAACTGAATTACAAGACTCAGTAATAGATGGTAAATATAAAATCTTATCTGATGATGTAATAATATATGATCCTACTTTACTTGACTCAGGTTTAGTAGGTGCAATGGACTTAGTAGCATTTGATACTGAGACGGGAGATCTTAAAATTATTGATATTAAAACTGGTAAACCAGAAAACTGGACCAACTTTAATGATGACAGTAAGTTCAATAAAAAACTTACATATAGAATACAACAGTCTATCTATAGAGCTCTCTTATATAATATGACAGGTGAGTTAGCAAAAAGTATTTCTATTCTTCCTATATCAATTACTACAGATATGGATGGTAATATTCTTTCTGCAGAGTCAGCAGCTAAAGTTGTTAATGGTCCAGTTATTAGAGATTTAAAAAATACTATACTATCAATAGAAAAATCAAGCAAGCCAGATGCTAATAAAATAAAAGAATTAGAAAATAAAGTAGAAGAATTAGAACGTGCAAAAACAGTTCCTTTAGAACCAATTGATGATGCAAAACTAGCTGAGTATGGTGTGGTAATGAAGCTTCCTAATCTTCCTGACAATCTTAAACCAGAAAATGTTGGACAAGAAACAAAGGAGCCACAACTTACAGAAGAACAAAAGTCAACTGAAGTTAAAAAACTAAAAAAGAAAATAGCTGAAGTAAATAAAAAGTTAGCTGATATTCCTAATGGAGGTATGATCTCTGTTGGTGATATGGTAGCTACTTCTCCTCAATATGAACAACTACTTGCTAAGAAAAAACAGTTAGAAACTGAGTTGGCAAAACTTGAAAAAGCACCTAAAGATATAAAAGCTGAGGAAGCTGATATAGAAAAAAGAAGACTAAAAGAATTAGAAAAAAGATTTAAAACAATATTTGATACTACACCATTTTCAATAGAAGAAATAAAAAATGAAATTAAAGAAGGATTTGATAAAATTGAAGAATTAGAAAAAGAGTATAATAATAGGTTTAAACAAATTGCAGATTCTGAAAGAAATAGTAGGTTATATCAAAGTCCAGAATTAACAGAAAATTTTGAAAAAGGAAAAACAGAAAGTGATGATTGGTTTTTTAATAAAGCTAAAAGTAGGGTATATGATAAATTAGATTTTTTAGGAGCTGTCCCTGTTCGAGATATCAAACCTTTTAAGGATTTAGAAAAACTTGAGTTAAAAATAAAAGATTTAAAAAATGTATACAGAAAATCTAAAGATGATTTTGATAAAATCAATGCTGAATTTGATAGACAACTAGCTGCTTTAAAAAAGGCATCAACACCAACAAAAGATCCAATTGAAGATGAACTTGATGCATTAAAAAGAAACTTTGTAGATAATGTATTCCCAGAACTTGTATCATTAACTTCTGAAGAATTCAAAAATATACTTGACAGAATCAAATCTGCTGAGAAACTTGAAGATTTAGAAACAGCTTATACTGATGCCATAGTTGCTATTACAGCAGAAACAGATATACAGTTTGCAGACCTTGTAGAAAATGTATACCAGATTAGAAAGAATTCATTAAAGCTAAGCACATCTGAGGAAAACATTGCTGAAGGTGACTATCTTATTAGCAAAAAACCTATCTTTGGAATTACAGAAAATGAGGTAGTTGTTGTTAAATCTAAAGGTGACGGTAAGATTGTAATCAATCAGGTTGAAAATGTAAAAAATGGAAAACCTAAGAAAAAAACATTTACTGAAACTCAGATAAAAGCAGGGTTTACTAAAACTACTGAAGAAGCATTAAAAGTAGAAGAAGAAATTATGGAACCTACACCAGAAGAAAAAGAAAACTCTGAAATTTCAAAAAGCAGTCTTAAAGATTTTGCTGACAATCCTGAACTAATTGAAAAGGCAAAACAAAATGCAGCCAGCATGTCTAAAAAAGATAGACTTGCCGCATTGAAGAATAAGAGTAAAGATGATAATATTAATAATTGTAAACCAAAATAGAAATGGCTTGTCAACTCTATACTGAAAATGATATAAGTGCTTTATATACAATAGTCCGTGGAGAAATACTTGATAGGATGAATGATCCTAAACTAGGTAAATTTGATAATAAAGCATTAGATAAATTCATTAGAGAGATCTATGAAGAATTTAAAGATGAACCAAATGGTCTTCTTTATGCACAAGCTGTTCCTGATATATTAGATTTAGTTAAGAATGATCTTGAAATTAAAAAGTATTTAAGACAAGATGCTGGTTTAAGTTTTGACTATTTACAAGACTTATCATTGGAATTTGAAGATCCTAAAAATGTATTAAAGTTTGTTACTCCAAAAACTACTACAAAAACAAAGAAAGACGTTGATAAAAAAATTAAAGAGAGCAATAAGACTTCTAAGAATGTAGTACAAAATAATGATAATAATGCACAACCAAATTGGTCAGCTGTGCAGGAAAAAGCAAAAGTAGATTATCCAGATAAAACATCTGATAATGTTGCTATTGCAAAAAATCCTGATAAGATGACGGAGGAGGAAAGAAATCAAGAAGACCAGGATAAAAAATTATTTTTTGAAGTAGTTAAAACTGCAGTAGTACAAGCTAAGAAAAAGGATATAAATGATAATGTAATGTTAGGGGACAAAGCAATCATGCTTAGAGCTCAGAACATTAGAGATTTGAATCCTGATGATTTAACTAACTATGATAAGACTTTCTTAAGTAAGAATAGAACTTATGATATTAATATTGCCATCATCTCTGATGCAAAAGGTAATCCAATTAGATTTGATGAGAATAGTAATATTGTAGAAACAGGTGGTAGAATTGTATACCAGTACATTAGACCAGTTGTTAATCAAGGTGGCAAATTATATTTAGGAAATAGATCTGGTTTCTTATATACATTAATACCTGCTGAGACATTAGCTGCAAGAGAAATTAAAGAAGGTATTGCAGAAGGTAACTTGTATGGTGAACAAGAGAGACAAGATATCCTAAATAAAATAAAGAATACACAAAAACAAAAAATGAATGATCTACTAAGGCTAAATGATAGACTTAGTACAAGTACTGAACCTGTCTTATTACCTATTACAGGTGGAAGCTTTGGTATTGTAGAACGTAAATCTGAATTAATATCTAATACAAATTTTGCTGATGATTTGTCTATGATCTATACTTATGACTCTGGTGTAAAAGAGGGTTATAGTTTTTTCATGGTAAACAAATTCAGTGCTGGTGTTGCTGTTAATAGTCAAATTTATTTGCAAAAAATGGACATGCCAGAATCTCTTGCAGACAACCTAGGTAAAATACTAGCAACTAAAGGATTATTAAATGGAGAACCATTAAGTCCACAAGCAAAGCTGGAATACTACAATACTTTTTTATCTAATAGAGTTGAGACAAATAATATTAATGTTGAAATAAATGAAGTATTAGGTGTTAATCAACTTTCTGTAACTATAAAAGATCCATTAACTGGAGAATCAACTGTTGTTGATTTAGAAAAAGATGATGCGGCAAGTATAATTAGCAATCATCTTAAAAAAGTAAAAGTTATAACTAAAAATGATGGAACTCAAATTAGTTATCCTGCTAGTATGAGTTACATGAAATCATTTGCAGAGGATGGTGCAATACAAAAAGGTGTAAGATTTACTGACTATGAAATCAATCAAAATAAAGATGGCATAGAAATAATAAAAGAAGTACAAAAAGATTATTTTGGTTTTATTAAGCCTCTTGCTAAAGTAGATTATACAATAGGTGATGTTGGTTATTTTGCTGGAGTCAATGCTTATTTAGAATTTGCTGTCCCTATAGATTTAGAAACTCCAATGGATGAACAGATTGATATAGGTATACCAAAAGAAAGTAATTTAACTTCTGATGATGTAGATAATGGTACTCAAGATGAAGTTAAAAAAGAAGAAGTTGAAGAAGAGGAAGAAGAAGGAGTAAAGTTTACAATAGAAACTAAACAATCTACTCTTCCAAATGATAAAACTCTTGTAGCAAATATAAATGAAGCAGATGTAGTATTTGGATTAGGAACAAAGTTTACTACTCCTGATGAAAAATTAGTACAACAAAGAGCTGGTGCAGTAAACAAATGGTATGGATTAAAAATTGGTTCTAAAAGTGAAGCTCCAAAAAATTTAATTCCTCCACAAAATGCTATTGATTTAATGGTAAGTAACCTTTCTAAAATGAAAGGTAATGTTGTAAATATTGTTGGTAATGATATTGCACAGCTTGCTAAAGATGGTTACACTCAAGCAGAAATAGATAAGTATATTTATAATATCTTAAAAGAGGTTGTAAAGGATTATCCAATATCTAAGATCATTAGTAATGGTCAAACCGGTATTGCTGAAGCTTCAATCAAAGCAGCAAAAAAATTAGGTATACCAGTTAAGATTAGAGCATTTACAGGTTATGCATTAAGAACTCAAGCTCCATATTTAGCTTCAGGTTCAAAATCAACTAAGAATACTAAAGCAGATTTTCTATCTAGATTTCTTAGCAAGTCAACTAAAACTTATAAGAAAGCTGCAAATAAAGTTACTCAACCAGTGGATACATCAACTGTTGTCCCTGCTAAACCAACTATACCAGCTAAAACAGTAGAGCAACAAAAAGTTCAAGATAGAAAAATTAATAAAATTTCTATAGATGATTTACTAAATGGTACTGATTTAATACCTGATCTTCCAGGTATGGATAGAAATAAAAGAGCTGCTTCTGTTATGAATCAACTCTATGGAAGTGCTAGAGCTTGGGAAGATGTAAATGCATGGTTTGATAAGTCCCCTTTAAAAGGTGTTGTAGATGTTGAAAGACTGGCTCTTGTATTTAACTCTTCAGCATATGGTACATTTCTTTCTGCAGGATCTCTTTTATCTGATGCAGCAAATAAACTTAGAGAAGAAGGATTTGCAGCAAGAATAGAACTATATGGAGATGCCCAACCAATTACTTTATATCACGAAGCATGGCATGCATTCTCTCAGTTGGTTCTAACAATAGAAGAAAAGACAGCATTATATAACCATATTAGAACATTTGATAAATGGGCCAATAAAGAATTTATAGAAATTGAAGAAGATTTAGCTGAAGACTTTATTGACTATGCTGTAAATGGTAAAAAACAATCTGGTATTATTCAGACCATATTTAATAAAATCAAAAAGATTATTGATTTCTTCTTTGGTAAAACAACTAAGAGAGATGTAACAAGATTGTATGATATACCAATGGTAAAAGAATATTATAATAATCTTTATACCGGAAACTTTACAGTTGATACTGAAAATGCTGAGCATAACTTAATGCCTGGTTTTCAAAGATTGAATAGTGCAAAGAAAACAATACAACCAATCACAAGTACTGGCAAAGACTTTACTGAAATTACTGATGTTCAGTCTAATAAGATTGTGGATCTTATGGATTCATTAATGGCTAGAACCTTCTATAAATATAATACTACATACGGTACAACAAGTGGAGCAGTAAGACTTTTAAGTGATATAACTAATAGACAAAAACTTTATAGTAATATAGAAAAACAGTTAAATGTTTTACTTGATAATCAAATAGAAGTTGCACAAAGTATTGCTATTGCAAATGCAGACCCCACAAATAAAAATCCTGATTTTGTAGCTGAACAAAAAGAGATGGCAAAGCTTGATCTTTTGATGAAAGCAGTGGAAAATTATGGTGTTGTTGATGAGGCATTAAGTAAAAAAACAGATAAAGGTGTAGTTGCATTTCACATGCAAAGATCAAGATTTAATATTTTGAAAGATGCCTATAATGATGATACAGAAGATGCTACAGTAGCTTTATTTAAAACAGAAGAAGGTAATTCTATTTCTGCTAAACAGTTAGCAACTGATGATACAATGATGATGCTTTCTGGAATCTACCAACTTAATAGAGATGAGAATGGGGATTATTTAATTGAAGAAAATGAAAATGGAGTTAAAACCTACTCTGTAAAAACAGATGACTTTGGTCTTCCAATGCTAGAACCAGTAGATGTAATGTGGGCTAGATTAGCAAGAACTTTACAGGGCTCTATGGATTTTCTTGATATGTATGATAGAATGAAAAACTCAATTGAAAATTATCCTGAGTTTATTCAAGTTCTTGAAATATTACCAAACCCATATCAATTTGGACCTTTAGCTTATAATAATAACACAGAGTTTAAATCAGAAACTAATTTCTGGCAAGATCTTAAGAAGCCGGTTATTCCATTTATTCAATTAAATATAAATAAAACTGTTATAGAGAAAGCTAAACAAATTGATGGTAAAAGAATACCAGAGAAATCAATCTATGAAGCTAGACTTGCTGCAGCTAACTTTGATATTTATAGAATCATTAATGATTGGACAACAAACTTTAATGTTGCTGATTCTGTTACCAACAGATTTATTGAAAAGGATGGTGGAAACAATTACTTAAATGTTAATGAGGTTATTAAAGAATTTACATTAGACAAAAAGCTTAATCCTAACAAAGCAGGTGAGTTTCTTGCAGCTCTTGGTATCCAATTAGATATGACAAGTGCTGATATTAGAAATGTTGTTAGAAATAAAGAAAAACCATTTGCTTCTAGATACAATATTGATTTTATATATGATAATGTAAGATTAGTATACTTAGCTAGTAAGTCCAATGATATTGGACTAATGGCTGCAGCAGAGGATTTTAAAAGACAGCCTCTATATTATTTGATGAATGAAATGCCAAAAGCAATAGTTGATGCTGCTGGAGGAAAAGCAAGAGATGTTAGATCTAAAATTACAACACTTGCACAATTACAAAATAGATTTTCAGATGGATACTCAAACTACAGTGTATTAACTCCTGAAAAGAATAGAGTATGGGAACAGTTCTTAGATAATACAGTAACAAGAATTGTAACTTCAATAAATAAAGCTTCTTCTTGGCAACAGCTTACTATGAAAGAAGCTGATCCAAATGGTAGATTCCAACACATGAGATGGTTGTCTGAAGAGAATAATCCTTCTTCAGCATTTTCTGTAGTATTAAATTCTATTTTTGATTTAAATCCAATGTCACCAAACTATGGTGAAAAGTTTCCAGGTGCTGAATTGTTATTAGAAAATATTGGAGGTACTCAAATTATTGATAGAGAGAATAATGAAACTACTGGAACATCAACTGCAAATACAGATGTAACAAGTAAGTTCTTACAGGAAATGCATACAATGCTACAATCAGGTGTTGTGGAGTTCATGAGACATGCTTCTAAGCAAACAGCAATGAACTTAAGAGCTAAGAAAGTAAATACTTATTCAAGCAAAAAACTCACCAATCTTTATGTAGATATCATGGCATTTAGTCCAAGTAATACTACAGCAAATAATAATCTAGGAGAGTCAGAAGCATTTAATGTGTTACTTGGTTACATTGCAGCAGAAGCTGGTAGGATTTACAGATTCAAATCAAATAAAGAATACTTTGGAAAATTTTCAGCCTATAATAGAAATGTAGTAAGAAAAGATAATGGTCAAACTGTAAAAGCCGGTGAAGCATTTACAGCATTTGATGATGTCTTATCTGCTGAAGTACAAGGTGATCTATATGCATTGATAGATAAAACTATGGAAGATGCATTAGAGACTGGTTATTTTAATCCTGAAGATTTTAATCTTAAAGATATTGTTAATGAGAATCCTGAATTAAGAAGAAAAATTAAAAATGATGTCATTCAATATTTTAATGCTCAAACACAACAAAACTACAGTAGATTAGAAGATGCTAGATATATAGACCAAAGTTTATATGATATGGTATCTTCTGAAGAACTTAGTAAAGATCAAGTAGATAAAATGCTAGTTAAAGCATACACCTATAACTATTGGATACATAACTTTGAAACAACCATTTTGGCATATGGAGATACAGTACAGTATAACCATGACAAAGAAGAGTTCCATAAGAGAAATGCTGGTTTAGGTTCTGGTGGTAGAGGATTCCGTGCAGATTATAGAGCAAGGATGTATATCAACAGCCCTATGTATGAAAGACTTTATGCTGAAAAATATAATTATGAATTTAGACCATATGATGGTACACTTAACACAGCTATTATAAAAGAAGAAGAGATAGGGGAATCTAAATATAAGTCAGAATACTATGATGCTCACGTTAAAGATTATACACAAAGGTATTTAAAAGCTGGTAAATCTAAAGCTGAAGCAGAAAGACTTGCAAAAGAACTTGCAACAATAGTTCTTAAAGACTACAGTGATATGAAAATTGCTGATGGTCAAGGTTGGATAGGATTTGAAGCATATAAGATGTTAAAAAATCTAGAAGGTAACTGGACTACTCAACAGGAAAACTTATATAAAAGAATTGTAAATAATGAAACAATTACAGCTTCTGAAATTAGAGAATACTTTCCACCATATAAATTACAGTACTATGGTAACATTAAAGTTTCTGGATTACCATTAACATCTTTTCATAAATTTTCATTAGCTCCATTGATTCCTACAGTGCATACTGCCAATACTAGATTGGGTCAGATTCATGACATGATGATGAAACAAGGTATTGATTATGTATTAATGGAATCTGGTGAAAAGGTAGGACATTTTGGTTCAGGTGATAACATTGTGGACAAAAATGGAAATATAGATACCTCAGTTACATTAACCAAGAATGTAATTTTTGCAGAATACCTTAAAAATCAAACTGAAGTAAACTCAAAGTATAAACAAAAATCAATATTCTCAACTCAGTTAAGAAAGTTAGTATTAGAAGGAATGTATGAAAATGGTCAAATAACCATAAAAAAACATACTAAGCTAATTGAAAACTATGTAAACAGGGTATCTGAGTATACTGAGTTACTTAAAAATGAATTAGTTGATGAACTAGGGTTTGAAGAAACTGAAAGTGGAGAATTTATTCCAGTAAATAAAGACAGTATTGCAAAGCTTGCAAAAATGATTCGGGATACTCTTACAAGAGATGATGTATATAGTGACAATCTAATAGACATCATTGATGTAACTGATGAGGGAGATTTAAGATTTGACTTATCTCTACACCCAGAGGCTGTGAAGATTGAAAAACTTTTATTGTCATTGATCAATAAAAGAATAATTAAACAAAAAGTTAAGGGAGAACCATTAGTACAGAAATCATCTGCTTTCTATGATGGTTTATTTGAGTTGCCAATTGATTTAGATAAGATGAGTCCTGCTGCACGGGAAACTGCAGTTAAAAAATATATGGGCTCTAACTTTTTACCTACATATCATAGAGGAGCTGATGGTAAAACTACAGCAATGAAAGTTGCCATATCTCTTCAAGGTGATTATGAGAGTTTATTAAATCTAGAATACAAAGGTGAACCAATAGGAACTATTGATAGACTTAATGAAGCTATCAAAGATGATGAATGGTTAGATGCAAATGATAAAAATAACAGAAAAGCAATAACTATGGTTGGAGTTAGGATTCCAGTACAGGGTTTGAACTCTATGGAATTTATGGAAGTATATCACTTCCTTCCAGCAGAAGCTGGTAATATTATCATTCCTCCAGCAGAAATAGTTGCTAAATCAGGAGCTGACTTTGATATTGATAAGTTATCTATATTCATGAATAACATTGATTCTGATGGCAATGTTAAACAGACAATGTTTGAAAATGCAGAGGAATTCTATAATGCACTCAAAGATCCAGCAAAATATGATATGACTAAGCAGCAGATGTATGCTATGCAAAAGGCTGGTCTTGAGAATGCACTGATCAATGACATAAGAAGTATTCTTGAATTACCAGAAAATTTTGTATCTCTTACAACTCCTAACGGAACTTATCTTGTTAAACCTATAGCAGATAGATTAGCACAATCAGTAATGGATTATAGTCCATTACAAAATATGATGACTAAAGATAAAGATGGAAACCTTGTACCAAATCTTTCAGCTCCAGATAAAAGTGGTAAGCAAAAAGAAGTTATTAGTCCAACAAGAATCTTTGAAGTAGGTTATAACTTATACAAACATGAATCAAATGTTGTTGGTAAGAAGACATTAGGACTTGGTGCTATTGAAAATACATTCAATGTTATATTTAATTCATTAGGAGCAACAATGCCTCCTGTGTATAAACACAGTGATGAAGAAATGAATAGAATATCATTCTTAGGTTTAAGACATCACACAACAAAAAAGAATGGACAAGATGTTATATCATTGTCTAATCAGTATGATGTTGATGGTGTAAATAAAATAGCTGATGTTATATCCCAATTAATAAACGGTTGGGTGGATGTTGAAAAAGATGCTTGGATATTCTTTGTGCAGGGTAACTATGAAGTTGCACCTATACTACTTTACTTACTTAAGACAGGAGTACCAGTAGAAGAAGCAGTTTACTTTGTATCACAACCACTTGTTAGGGACTATGTAAAAGAAAAGAGACTTGCACAAAGTACATTTGCAGAACCATTAAGAAGAGACCCAGGATATTTAGGAGTATCTTTCAAAGCAGCCAGCAATGTTATATCTAAAAACTTTAAGAACTTTCTTGCAGATGACCAAGTAAGATATACTGTTGGTAAGAATATGATGGATGAATATTTTAAAAACAGAAGTGAAGATAACAAACATTTCACTAAAGAAGAAATGCTTAATCTAATCACAGAAAGTAAAAATAATCCTGAAAAAGCTAGTAGTGACTTATCAAGAACAATGTTCTTGCATTATCTTACTATAGAAAAACAAATTGAAGGAATCACAGCATTAAAGATGGCTTCTAATCCTGATACAGCTCTTAACACTGATGTAGGACAAGCTATTCAAGCTGAATCTAATATTGAGGCTTTAGCACTAAATACTAAAATAGATCAAGATCTAAGGTTAGGAATGATTAATGATTCAATTATTAGTTCTTTCTTTAATTCAAAACTTGTTAAAGGTTTAGCAAAACCATTATTCAAGTTTAGATATGATGAAGACATACAAGATTATATACAATCTTATGTTTCTGATTTTAAAAATGCAGAAATTTTAAAAGCTGCATTTGGATATAACTATCGTGATATATTCCCAGTTGTATTTAGAAATGATATTTTAAGTTATTTGTTCCAAAATACACTAAGAAAATATAGTCTTGGAAAAGAATATAGCTCTTATGCCCTAAGTGACAATATTAAAATTACACCTGCTGCAGGACTTAAGTTTGGTGCACGGGTTGTAGATACAGCTGGTGGGCCAACTATGGTGGTTGATAGAGTTCAAATTGAAAAAGAATTCTTTGACAAGTCTTATCTAAGAGGAAGTGAAGCTAAAAATAGTTATGAGGATAGAGGATTATATGCTCTTGAGCCAGGTCATTTTGGAAGTAATGTAGCTTCTAACAAAGAAGAATATATCAGATTTGTTGTAGAAAGAGAGTATCTAAGACATGTTATGCCTTTTGATGAAGTTGTAAAAACACAAGAGTTTAAAAAAGAACTTGAAAATGTAAAAAAGACTAGTGTAAGAGGTGTGGAAACAGAAAATAGAAGATACACTTATGAAAAAATTATAGCAAGTAGAGCTTTAGATAACACATTGAATCCATATCATTTATTTAATGATAAAGAAAATGCATATGCTGTTAGATTAGAAAGGCTTAAGACTCAATACAGAACTGAGCTTTTTGATAATTATCCTGTACTATCTAGAATAGTAATAGATACTAATCAATCTAAGACAATGTTTAATCTTTATATAGATGATAAAGACATGACATCATTTAAGTCTAATTTATATTCAAGAAATTTTGAAGAGCTTTCAAATAGGGCTGTAAAAAAGGTTGAAGATAAAGATGAGAATGATAGAATTAGTGACTTCTTTGCAAAGATTACATACATTGCAATGCTGCAATCAGGTACTAATAAAAGTAAATACAACTTCCTAAGCTTAACTGACTTTGATAAGTTTATTGATGTAATGAATGATGAGACTGCTAAGTTCTTAGAATCTCCTGTAAAACTTAAAATGCTTGTTGATTTTAAAAATAAGTTTGAACAAGTTAACAGTAAAACAAATAGAGACAAGTATAGATTTAAAAATTATTTGACAGGACTAGATGTTCAGAAATCTATAGATACACAGTATGTACTTTCAAAAATTCCAGATTCAGAAACAATAACAGCTGAAGACATAGAAAATGCAGAAAGGCTGGTAGAAAGAAAAAATCTTATACCAACTATTAGTGCTAATGTATTTGTATACAATGATCTTTCTGGAAGTGAAAAAGCATACCAGTATATAGTTGATAATAATCAAGACATTACATTTATCTATCAATTAAGCTTAGCACAAAAAGAAGCATATGAAAAAATGACACCTGAAGAGTTTAATAAAAGAAAGCTTAAAGGGCAAGTGCTACTTAAAAAAATAGCTAATAGTTCTTCTGTAGGTATAGTAACTGGTTTAGATAAGGTATCCGATGCTTTCTCTACTCTAGATAAAAAGTACTATGATAATAGGATAGCTGATATAGAACTTGCTATTGCAGAAATCAATCAAGTAATAGAAAAAGGAGGTAAAGTTGCATTTTCTATTAATGGATATGGAGATCCTGCTTTGATGCCAAAAGAATTATTTGTATATTTAAGTAGAAGACTTTTTGAAGAATTCCAATATCTTAACCCAGGATCGGAGTTTGCAAAAGAAGTAAGTTCAGAGGTAGCCAAATATCAACCTGTAACAGATGCAGAAATATTAGCTAAATTTGAAGGAGAGAATAACCCATTAAATTGTATGTAATGTTTTGTGAATCTAGGTCAACAGTTTTAGAAGATTTAAAAAAGAGAGGTATACTTGGTGAATTCAATGATATATTGGATCCAATTGAATTTAATAAATTTAATGAAGAATTTACCAGATTTATACAGCTCAAGTATCCAAATCTAAAACTTGAAGAAAATGATTCTTTCTTCAATGAACCATATGAGGTTCAAACAAGATATCCATATTCATCTAGATTCTATAGGGATGACATAAATGTTACACTTTATGCTCAACCAAATGATGAGTTATTCCAAATACTTGATGATGTTAGAATCCAACAAGAAATAAAAGAAGAGACTAAAGACTTTGATATTCTAAAAGAACCTGTATCAAACTTTGAGGATGATGAAAGTTTAAACCCTATGTTTATGAGGGATAACTTTAATAATTCATCTTTAAATAGGGAGTTTAGTAATAGACTAAGAACTAGTCTTATTTCTTTCATGGAAGGATTAAACATTAAAATTGATCAGGATCTTGATGAAATAATAAGTTCAGATAGAAGAACTTGGATTGATGAGAATGGTGTAAGAAGAACAAAAGAGGATCCTTTAGCTGCATTTGATATACTTCAAAAGTATATGGCACTTAAAAGAAATGTATCAGACAAGACATTAGCTATGCAGTCTGCAAATGTTATATTTCAATTTCTTGGTAAAAAATCTAAACTTGGTTTAGAGCTTTGGAAAGGTATAAATAGCTGGAGCAGATATGATGAATTGTACAATAAATACAATACAAGAAGGCTTGAAGTAGAAGATGAACAAACTGCGGAAGAAGTTACACCATATGGTGAGAGAGATATGGCTGCAGAAACAGTTAGAGAAATCTACAAATATGACCCAGCTAGATTTAACCCATATGCACACAGGCAAGTAATTATTGAGTTTATTGCCGGTATGTTAGTTGTTGGTGTTGAAAATGGATATGATGGTAGTAAAAGAAAAAATCCTGATATAAGCAAAGAATACTTTGAAAGTTTAGGCTACAAAGATAAATATGCTGAAAATTGGATTATTAGAATGTTCAATAAACTATGGAACTGGTGGCAAGCAAATATTAAGGACAATAAAGCTATAACTATATACAAGGAAGCTGAACTAAGAGACACTGTCTTAGATATTGTTGATGATGTTTATAAAAAGAACTATGAGAAGTTTATTAGAAGTTACTATGAGGATTCAAATGGTAAGTTCTTTTCAAGCAAGGGAGAAGAGTTTGAGCAAAAGTATTATAATCAAAGTTTAAATAGAGACCCATTTGCTAAAGGGATTGTAGAAAAATTATTTAATTCTCCATTTGAATACTTTCTTAGTGGCTCATTAGTATTAAGAAAGTATGGTAGAGTTGTAAGAGCTATATCTGAAGATCTGCATGATATTGATGGTGTTATTAGTCTTGAGCAATTTAACAGTGAGAAAAATGCAGCTCAGTTCCTTAAATGGATTGAAGAAAGAGGCTTACCATTAAGTAAAGCTAGGAGCAGAAAAAATTCTGAAACTTTTAAAAAAGAAGTTTTACCATATCTTGAAGCACAATCTTGGTATAAAAATTTAAAAGAACAATTTCCTAGTTGGAATTTTGATACTGCCTTTATTGGTAAAGATCATAAGAAGGGAGAGTCAATTACAATTACGGGTTATGTTGAACATCCTACTGAAACAGAAACTGTACAAGATGGATTAGCAAGTTATGGGGGAAAAATTGTTCCCAATATGGTTACTAGACCTAAGAGATATGTACTTGATTTCTTTTTAAGAACCCAAGAAGGAAATTATCCAGAAATATTTGATCAGTACTATAAAGACTGGAAACAAATCTTTGAAGCAAAAATAAACATGGGTAGAGGTAAAGACTTAACAGATCTTATATACTTCCAACCTTTCTTTGAAGACAAATATAAATTTACTAATAGAGGTTTTAGATATTTTACTTTTGCAGATGATCATTTTACAAATATGCCTGACAAAAGTGATTTAACAGTTGATGAAGGAAAAATAAATAATGAGAGAGCAAAAGAAGCTGCAGATGCATTAGGACAAAAAATTGCTGAATCATTAGGTGTTCAGTATATGTATGTAACTGAGCAAGAAGCTAGACAAATTCTTGAATCAAGAAAGAAAAAATATAATGGAGAACCAGCATTCTTTTTTGGAGGAGCTGTATACATAGTAGGAGACAATGTAAATTTTGATACAGTACTCCATGAATTATCCCACCCACTATTGAGAGCAATCTATAGAGAAAACAAAACTCTATTTACCAATCTCTATAATAGTTTGATGGCAACTACTGAAGGTCAGATAATAAGAGATCATGTTATAAAAAACTATCCAGAATTACCTGAGTATACTATAGATGCAAATGGGGAAAGGCAACTTAATCCCCTCTTTATGGAGGAAACTTTAGCATATGCTTTACAAAGAAAAGCAGCTAATCAGGTAACTAATCAAATTGAATCAGAAGGATTTGAGTCATTTATAGGTAAATTATTAAGTGTATTAAAAGACTTACTTAAAAAGATTTTTGGCTCTAAAGTAAAGGTAGCTGACATTAATGTAAATACAAAGATAGATAAGTTAGCAGAAATGTTATTGACAGATACTTTTGAGTATAATGTTGAAGCCATAAAAAATGAAGACATAGTAGCTTTTGCTAGGGAAATTAAAGACATGGCTAACAGACTTGTAAAAGATGTTAAGGCTGATAAAATTCAAGAATCTATAAATGACTTGTTTGCTACTAATCAATTAATTTATGAAAAGGCAATAAACTTTAAAACTAGATCACCTTTGTATCAGAAAATGCTTAAAGAAGCATTATTTGTAAAAGGTACTAAAGAACTATTGCCAAGAATAAAAAGAAGTTTAGCTGGCTTTCAAACAATAACTAACTATGAAGACCTATCTGTTGATGAGATAATCAAAAATACAGTTGAAGCTGAAAGAGCAAGAACTCAAGATCTTACTAACAGAGCTAGAAGTTTTATTAATAGTGTTGCTGTAGTCAATAATATTTCTCAGAATATATTTAGTGATCTAAATAGAATGCAGAAAACAAAAGAGTTTAACTCTAGGGATGCTGTAGCTCTTCTCTTTTTATATAGAAGCTCAATTAGATCATGGAATGATATGTTTAACACATTTGATGAATTCTTAATTGAGCAAGATGATTTTGATGTTACTCAACCAAATGAACTAACAGATCTCATTAATGAGACAAAGAATAATTTACTCAGAGCAGACAAAAAAATTAGAGATATCTATCAAGAAAACAGTGTCAACTTTTATGTAGAAGTCACTGGGTATATGAATGATTTCCTAATGCAAGAACTTGGAAATAATTTAAAAAATGCATTAACTAATAAACTATCTGTTTCGGAGATTGAAGAATTATACAATGGTGTTATCAAACAATCATTTACAGATCAAGATTTAGATGAGTTGTATGCAAAGTATGAAAAGAAAGGAATTGAATCTAAATACATTAAGAAATTTATTGATGACTATAAAGAGTTTTTGCTAAATCAAGATACAATTACTGATGGTCTGTCAGGTAAATTAAAAGATGTAAGTTGGTTTAACAGATTCTTTGAGAGCTATACTTCTAGTAATGACCCTATAGTAGGTGGATTAGCTATTTTTATTAATGATCAGATAACTGAAGCTAATAACAGGGCCCTGGAAAAGTCATATCAATTTAGAAAAAAGCTTCAACCACTTTTAGAAAAAATAGGTTATAGTACTTTAAAAACAAGGCAATTAGTAGACTTATTAATGTTTAAGGATAAAATACTTTATGTAGATCCTAAAACAAAAAAGCCAGTTGAAAAAGAAATATTAACTTTTTTGAATGAGTTTGGAAATGGTTGGAGATATGTTCAGGATTTACTTGAATATAAAATTGATGAGGCATGGTCATCTGAAGATCAAGAAAAAATTAGAACTGCTGTTGATGAATATAGAGCTTTTAAAAGAGACTATATGCATGATGAGTACATTCAAGAAGTCTATCAAAAAGATAGTGTGTTTGATAAGTATGGTGATATAGGAAAGATGGCATGGCTTGCAAGAAAAATGGCTCTTGATGCATATAACAATGAATCAAATGAGTTAACAGATGAGCTAGAAAGATTTCAAAAATATTCTACACTTCAGTCACTTTGGCAAGATTACAAAAATTTGTATTCATTAAAGTATGCTGATGGTAGTGATAAAGTAGATGATCCAATCAATGGTATTTATGACTTAACTATTACTAGAATACTTCTTGAACATAGAGAAAGTACCGGTGACTATTATGAGTTTATCCCAAGAGCTGGCTCTTTACAAACTGCATTTAATGAATTTTTAAGTTTAAAGGATCAAGAAGGAGCTACTCCTGAAGAAATAGAAGAAGCTAAAAAAGAATGGGTAAAGCAAAATTTAAGAGTTGCTTATACTGAAGACTTTTATAATTCTAGAAAAGACTTGATTACTAAACTTAAAGCTTTACAATCAAAAGTTAATACTGTAATAGAAGAAGATTTTGATATCAGCAATGCCTATAGTGAAATCTATAACTTAATGTATGCTTATAAAGATGAGCAGGGTCAACCTATTCCAGAAGAGTTAGGTGTAGATAAGTTAAAAACAATTAAAGAGCTTAATCAAAAAATTATTGATTACAAAGCTAAATTTGATACTAAAACTGGACTTTCTAGAGATGAGTCTGAAGAACTTGATTTATATATTGCTATAAGTAAAAAAGATCCAGCAAAACTAACACCAGAACAAAAGTTAAGATATAGAACATTGTTGGAAAAACAAGCTAAGACTGGTTTATCTGTAGGTGAAGTGGCTCTTATGCAAAGTATTTATGCTGACTTATCTTCATTAACTCAAAAGATACCTACTGAATATTATGTTGATGCATTAAATGAGCATTTGCAGAGATTAAATGTTGCACCAATTAATGTTGAAGATGCAACTAATTTCATCAACAGTGATGAAATGAAAGCCCTATTAGAAAAAGATGGGAAACTAGTAGATTGGTTTAGAGTTAATCACGTTTCTAGAAAGGTTAAAAATAGAAAGACTAGAAAAATTGAAGTCAAGTATGAAAGAACTATGGCCAATTCTTTGTCTGTTCCAAAGAATCCAGAGTACTATGAAAAAACTGTATTGCTTAATGAGCTAACAGGAGAAGAAGAAACCTTTAATGGTTTACCTAATGCTAGACACTCTATTTATAGAATAAAAGATAAATATAGAACAGGTTACAATCCTCAGACAGGTGAAGTAGAATTACAAGTTGGTGTACACATTGACAATAAAGGTCAATATCTTCCAAGATTATTTACTAATGTAAATGATCCTAATTCTGCTAAAGATGATAGATACATTAACAAGGATTACATGAGGCTTAAGGATCAACCAAATAGTGTAAGATTCCAACTCCTTGAGGTAATGAAAGAAGCTCATCTTTCATTTCAAGAAGATAAGTCTAATAAGTCTAAGTTATATCTAGATATGCCACGCTATGTATTAAGAGATAACCTATCTAGATTACAAGCTGGTAAATTAGGTGAAAGATATTCTCAGATTAAAAAAGGTATTGGTCAGTCAATAAGAGATGCTTGGGGTAAGTCTGTAGATGAAGTTGAATTAGAACACAACTATGAAAGAGATAATAATCTTCAAGAGTATAGACTTGTAAATACTGATTTAAATTCTGAAGAAGTTTCATATATTCCGGTAACTGGATTATATAATCTAGATATAGATAATACTGATCCAGATGTTGTTAGAGGAATGTTTAAGTATTTACTATCTCTTGAACAACAGTCACAATTATTACAAACTCTTCCTCTTGTTAATTCTATACTAGATACATTAGAGGATCCAGCTAATGCACCAAAGACTCCTAACACTTATAGTAAAACTATAAATAGGATAAAAGGTAAACTTACTCATACTGTAAAACCGGGTGCTACTAATAATAGAGCCGGCCAAGTAAGATCTCTTATTGAAAGAGAATACTATGGTAAACAATATAGCGGTGAGGGAAGCTCTGTCTACTTAGATAAATTTATTGGCAAACTACAAAAGCTATCATCAAGAGCTTCACTAGCAGTAAACTTACCTTCAGATTTAAAAAACAGATATGGTCAGATAGTACAAAATATTATTGAATCAGCTGGTGGTGGATTTATTACTGTAAAAGATTTAGGAAAAGGTAAACTATGGGCTACTCCAGCTATGTTAGAGTGGGTAGCTAAGAGTGTATATACAAAAGGTGTTCCTGCATTATCATCTCAGATAATTGAAATGTTTGATGCAGCCTTTAAATTTGAAGATGACTTTGGAAGATCTGTCTCTAGAAACATGTCAAAGGATCTTATGAATGGAGAGTGGATGTACAACATTAGAAAAAATGCTGAAATGGAAGCAGCTTTACAACTTTTTGGTGCATTTTTAAATGCTGAAAAAGTAGAGCAAAGACTTTCTAATGGTAAGACTATCACTATTAACTATAAAGATGCATGGCAACTTAATAAAGATACTGGTATAGCTGAATTAAAACCAGGTGTTGATCCAGCATGGTATAATAGAACAGTATATCATGAGTATGTTAAAGGTCAAACACTTGAAGAAATTGCTCAAATGTATGGTGTTACTGTTGAAGAACTTCAGCAAAGAAATAAAGTTGTTAGTGCTATAGAATTTGAAGAAGGTAAAGAAATTATAATTGCTAAATCTGAGAAATTTAAACAGTTTAGAAATAAATTTCAGGGTGTATCTCACAGATTGTATGGTTCATATGATAAGTTTGCTCAAGCTGAAGGTAATATGTATTTACCATATAGAATGTTTACATTCATGAGAAAGTGGTTTATACCAATGCTTACAAACAGATGGGGAGCTGCAGTAGAAATAGAAGATGGTAAGTTCTGGAAACCAAAAATGAAAAAAAGATATGATTGGATGACCGGTAAAACTACTATGGGCTTTTATGTAAATGCATATCTTGGAATGAAAGAACTTATTAAAAGTAAAGGTAAGTATTGGGCTTATATGCCACTTGATCAAAAAAGAGATTTGATGAGAACTCTTTCTGAAGGATTATTTATAATAACTGCCGCTCTTCTTGCATCAATGCTTTGGGGTTATGATCCAGATGATAAGAAAAGATTTGATAAACTTAGAGCAAGATCAGGAGCTTTATTTACTGATGACTTTAAAACATGGGGATTTATTCAAAATCATATGCTTTTATTATTATTAGGTGTACAAGCTGAAACTTCAGCATTTGTTCCACTACCAACAATTGCTGGTGTAAACCTTGGAGCAGATGATTATATTAAAATGGTTACTACAACTACATCTGCATTTGGAAATACCATTAGTTTATATGCTAAAATATTTGAAGATGTATTCCAACTAATTACATTTAATGATAAAGCATACTATAGTAGAAAAGAGGGTGAATACTTCTGGCAACAAGAGGGGTCACCAAAAGTTATAGGTCACTTACTTAAGAGTGTTGGTATTAATGGTAACACAGGTCAAGTAGATAAGGCATTAGAAGGATTTGAAAGTGCAGGTAAATTAAAATAATAAATAATGGCAAAGGCAACAACAGGAACAGTAAGGACTTATAGAAAAGTAAAAGTAACCCGTCCAGGTGTACATGCTAAAACTAAAACTTCTAAGTCTAAAAGATCAAAAAACTACAAAAAAGCTTATAGAGCACAAGGTAGATGAGAAAAAAAAGGGGAACCCGAAGGCTCCCCTTATTTATTCATCTTCTTCACAACAGTCACAATCTTCTGACTCTTGTTCCCCATATTCATTATCAAACCATTCTCTGGCACTTGCCTTAGTTTGCATTTCATAACAACCACAATACATACTACTTGCTCCTGCAAGGTATGCTTCAATTAATGCTTTTTTAAATGCTACTGGATGCATGTCTTTTATTTTTGTAAAACTAAGTTAATAAAAAAAAAGGGGATAGCCGAAGCTACCCCCTAGATGATAAATCAATAAATCCTTATATGCTAACAAGGATGTCAAAAGAAATCTGGAACATCCTCTGTTCCAGTTTCTGTTTCATTAAAATCTAGATCAAAATCTAGATCTGTATCTTCACTATTTTCAACTACTACAACAGAAGCTTTAGTAGTTTCATTAAGATCAATTGTATCTATAACAACTGGTGCCTCAAATACATTACCTACAGGATCTGTATATTGAACAATTTTATCTTGGGGAAAAATGTCCTCAGATTTTTCTTCCTCAATTTCCCTTTCAATTGGAACTAGTAATTGATCTAACACAGCATCATCATCCTCATCTATATCAAATGGAAGTATCTCAGGTTCATTTGTGTCTTCAATGATTTCTTCTGATCGGTGCAGATCATCTGCACAGATAGTCTCATCTTGCACCACTTCTGATTCAACTTCTGCAATTTGATCAAGAATATTTGTTTGTGCTGGATCTACATATAAAGGATCTTCTACTGGTGCACTAACAGCTTGAACTGGTTGACTAACTGGTGCACTAAAGTCACAGATTGTTCCTATGAAATAATGCAAGATTCTTTGGTCTTCCATCCAAGTCTTAGGATGTGATGACTGTAATGCATTGGTTACATAGTTATAGAATGCCCATAAACTATCTGTATTAGCAAATACATGATAAGGCTTCTTCATTTGATCTCTTACAACACTAGCTTGTTCTGTAGTAAGTATTTCATACTCGGCAAATAGTACCCCTAACAGCTGTGATTGTCTCCTTCTATTTAAAGAGATAGTTTCCATTACAGCTTTATCAGAGCATAACTGAGTATAATACATATATGCATTAGTAATGTAATCATCAATAGTAGCTTTGACTTCTGTATCTGCAGTACCTGTATGTTTTCTAACCCAGCTTCCAACTTCTCCAGAGATCATGACAGAACCACTATTATTTATATATGCACCAACTACACATTTAAACTTTACTTGTTTATTATAACTGTTTGTCCAAGCAAACATCATTGACAACTCAGGATCATTATTAAAGTTTAGTTTGTAAACTCCCTGAGCAATTTGTCCATCAGCAGTACATCTGTACTCTTCATCTACAATCCCAAACCCTGCATTAGCAAGGGCTTGATAAGCATAATCAATAACAAATTGATGACTAATTACAGTATAACTAGCACCATGATTTGGTAGAGGCACACTTACTAAATGTGCCTTTGTTGTGTTTTGAATTTTCTTTGGCATAATTAAAATAAACTTAATTGATTTGTATTTGGCTCTAGAGATTCTATTTCTTTTCTAATCTTCTCTAGATAATAATCATAATTTAAATCATATTCAGAAAATGGATTATCATGATGGTTGGTATATAGAGTTTGTAACCATCTTCCAGCTTCTACTTGTATTTCCCGGCCATCAGTGTTATGTTTCTTGATAATCTTACTACCTGATTTAGAGATGAAATACCTAATAGTATCCTGAAGTTTTGTTTCTGTATATTCTCCAAATTCTATTTTATGTTCAGTAAATCTCCAATCACCTTTTATCTTGACTCCTCCACAGAAATCAAAAATGTTTAAATTTTCTTTTATAAATATTTCAGGTTTAATACCATTTACAAAATATGCATGTAAGGCTTTTGGAATAATTAAAAAACTTTTGTTCTTATGTAAAGCTAGATTATCATACTCAAATCTACCCTTACATTTAGACTTACCATCTTCAGTTACAGCAATATAATTATTTACATCACCTAGAACTATCTTACTATATGTGCCGTGCTCAAGTTCAAGATTAGTTATCTGCTCCCATCTTTTGCAAATCTCCATATATTTATCTTGATACTCTCTTGGAATCATAGTTTCAAGACCATCTGTATTCTGCATTAATGGAACTGCATTTGGAATCTCTTCACAAATCATTTCATACAACATAGTAAGACTCAACTGACCATTGATGGTAATTCTCATAGTAAACTCTGGGTCATACAAGAAACTATTCTCATCATTGCTAAGACCATAAGTAGAATTTAGAATGATCTTATATACATAGTTCTTAGGATCAGACTTTGGTATCTTCTTTCTTTCCTCAAAGAACCACTCATATAGATTACAAAATTCTTGCTGCGGCAAATGAGCTGGAGCCCATTTATTTCTTATAGCAAGATTAGGATAGAAACTTACAACATCAGATGTCATAATAACCATATCAGAGTTTGATTTATACACTTTACTTTCTCTAGCACCGTGCACACCACCAAGACCAAAGTCAGTTTTTACACCTTTATACTGTACAGAATACTTAAAACCTCCTTTAGTTTCATTTGGGAATATAACTACTTCATTAAATTTATTAAGCAATCTTTGAAAAGTAGCTGTTTCAAACTTTATATAAGGCAGAATAATATCGGCAACAGTAATTTTAGGTCTGTAAGTTCTCATGTTTCTTAAGTCCCATTTCTTTATTCCTGTTTGGTTACTTAGAAAATGAAGAAATAATTCTTTAGAAATTCTAGGTTCAGATGCTGAAAATAAATCAATATTATATTCTTGTGTTAAAGATCTACGTAAATCAATCTGCCCTTTACTAAGTTGCATAATTTGTTTAGTAGACTTGACATCATTAATACAATACCTAATAATTGGTTCTATTTGCTGAGCAACAATATGACTAGTATGATGAATTGGCATGTCTACAATGTTGTGCCAGTCCATAGTATACTGAATCCATTTTAATGAACTTCTCTTAGCTGGATTATCCCAATGATTAAGTTTAAATACATCAATCTGTCTTATCTGGAGATCTTTTTGACTAAATTCTAAAAACTCACCAGAGTTTTGTTTATTAATAATTTGTTGTGCTTTTGAATATAAATAAGCTGCAACATCCTGTGCAGACATACTGCACAGATCATTCTGTTTTCTTAATATATATTCAGTGATTTGACTATCAAAGCCAAGACCATTAAAGCTGACATGCCATTCATTAAAGGTTTTGTTCCTATTTAGAAAGTTTACTAGTTCTTCAGTGTCATTTCTAGACTCATGAACTACAAAAATTTCCCGGTCATCAGATTTAATATCTTCAAATACTGCTATGAAACAATTACTAAGAGTTTCATAGTCCATTACCCAATGTGTTTTCATAAGATTTGTTCAGTTAAGCTGTCCCCCCGTTAAGTTAAAATAAAAGGGAGTGCCTGTAAACACTCCCTTCTGGTAGAATTAAACTATTTATGTTAGTTATTCATAAATGTTTTATAATCAAACTCAGCATTAACTGCAAAAGTTTTAATTAATTCTTCAATAGCATTTAGGTCTTCTATATAGAATTCTTGAAACACTTCTATCTTGTGTCTTTCTTGTTTAGTTCCACGGTTGCCTGATATGGCAATACCGTACTCATCAAGTTTGGGCAACATATGTAAAGAAGTTTTTCTAATCTTTGATACAATAACAAAAACTTTGCTATCTGGATCAAAAATACATTCTACATAAGGACATGATTCTGCAATTGGAATCAATCTAAAAGTTTGTTTGTCTTGCCAAGTTGACTGGACAATCATCATTGTTTTTTCACTCATTTTGTTGGTTTTAACAAAGTTATTGAATTATTTTAATGTTTTCCAAATCTGCTACTTCAATAAGTAAATTTTCTTTTTCAAAATCTGGCTTATTGCATAGCTCACCAACAGATTTGAGTATTTCAACATCTACACCTAGTATTTTAGCATATGTTTCAAAATGATTTTCAGGAAACAGGTAGCTTTCTACATAAGCATAGTTACCACTTCTCTTATCAAAGAAGTCTAGAATTTTGCGCTTTGTATTTGTATTCATTTTACTGTACTTTCCATCTAGAAAGTATGACCAATCATCACTTAAATCAGAAAAATTAAAAATTGCAACTAGTTTATCTTCATCTACCTTAGTAAAATCAACAAGTCTATTATGTTTGAGTAAAATATTTTTCTCAAACTGTAAATATTCCATGTCAGTTCTTGTATGGTATACACAAACTAGTTTCATATCCTCAGAGTTTACTTTGTTTTCCCAAGAGAGATAAGTCTCACCTGGAACAACACTTGTACCTCTTTTAATGCCCAAGAGCGGATATAAAAATATCTTGGACTTCTGGAAGTATTTCCTATAAAGCGCATCAATTACCATAATTTTACAATTTTACATTACCTACTGCTAAGTCATATGGCAAGTCATATTTCTTCTCTGTATAGTGCCATACAGCCACTTCTAACACAGACTTAAAATCCTTTTGCCACTTAGACATTGTTTCTCTTGACACTTGATATGGATAAACTAAATTGTATTTGTCAATTACAATAAAGGTTACTTGTACTTGCCAAGATGTTATATCTGGTTTGCCTTTCAAAAATTTATGTGTTGCCAGTATATAATAGATAACAGCTTGAATCCAATACTTATAATACTCAACAGCATCAGGAAAATCTTGAATAGACTTGCCAGTAGTTTTTAAGTCATTAATAAATATAACTTTTGCTTGGTTGTCTATAACTACATTATCAAGGAATCCATTAAATCCAAAGGGCAACTGATCATGATCTATTTTGATATGCAACTCATTATATATCTCAATATGATCATCTTCCTCAGCTTTGTCTAATGCTAATAAAGCTCTAACATCATTATTAGTTTTTAGTATCTCTACCTGTGCTTTGCAGCCATCCAAAGTTGGTTGATCTACTACTGCTTTATCTTGACTTTGTTTGAGGAATTCAAAATACTCTTTGTTCTCATCTGTTAGAATTTTTTCTAATCTTTGAGCATCTGTTTTGAGTGATTGATAAAGATTTGCTGTAAGAAGCTGTGTGAGTATATCTGTTGAGTAGTCTTCCAAAAGTAAAGAATTATTTCCTACTGAGCAATGTATTCTAAAAATATTATCAATAATTTTTCTTTGACTATCTGTTGGAAGTTTACCCGGTAATGATACAAATTGCTCATCATACTTCTCAGGCTCAAATAAAAGACAGTGCAGAACCCGCCCTCCTACAAGGTGCGGGTCTGTACTATCCTCTCTCTGGTTGAGCACATAATGATTATAAAATAGTGCAGGAGAATATAGTAGTTTATTTAAGCCACTATAGCTAAAATAAAACTTCTCCTTATAAAATCTCTCTAGTTCATCAGAACCATTCAAAACCATTGTCATCTTTCTCTTCTATTTGATTGTTATTTGATTCTTCATCCAGGGACCCCTGTGGTGCACTTAACTCTTCTTCAATAGCTATTAGCTCTGACTTAAGTTGATTTCTCTCAATTCTAGATAATGCAGTTTCTATGTCTTCACCTAGAAGTTCTTCATGCTCTGCCTCATTAACTGGATACACTGTTGGTTCTTGGATTTCTACTTGTTCTACACCTTCAGGAATAAAATCTGGTATTATCTCATGAACATAGTTAGTATTGAGTAACTTTGCTGCTTCTTCACTAAGAGTTACACTTTTTACTTCAAAGTATTGAGTACCACCTTTTTCAGCTATCTCTTTACCATAATATTTCATTATAAGATTAACCTTATCTAAATCAAATACTTCTTTATTGATAAGAGATGTTGTCATCTCATCAATACTAGTGCTCATGTAATTCTTATTTTTACCTAGAAAACTAAGTAAAGATTTGAAATTAACATGGTTCTTGGTATGACATTCACTCATCTTATATGCATATCTTTCAAAAAGCATCTCAATAAATAGTAGACTTTCCATATAATTACAATTGGCCATAATTTCCATTGCAAGAATATGGTTGTCTCTATCTGAGCTTTCAAACATATCAGAAATCTGTAAGAACATAGATTCATCTATAGTAGCAGCATCATTACCATTAATGTACTTTAGCAATTTACTTTCATCATAAAGTTCTAGACTCAATATATCTGGAAATAAATCTTTGTGATCATCATCTATTGTATAATATGTATTAGATGAACCTAACATACTAGCTTGTATATGTCTTCTTAGTACAGGTACATTATTATTTCTTAATACACTAGCATCAGCATAATTTACAATAACTATGTCTTCAGTATAGTGTTCTAGTGCTTCTCTTAAGTTTTCTTTGTAATAATCATCCATATTACATTCAGAGTCCTCAATGATTGCCCTTAATGCAGATGTAGGTATTTTATAATACCAATGTGATGATACAATTTTATCTCTAGTATTTTTACCACGGAAAACATGTGTAGCATCTTCTATATTTCTAACTGTTTTAATACCATATTCCAAAGACAAATCTTTTAGTTTTACTCTAGGAATATTTACACCAGGAAGGAAATAAAGTTTGTCTCCTTTATTAGGGATATATTCTTTATCAACTACTGGTAAAAATTCATCACCACCCCAAGCACAATATAATGGTTGTACTTTTATAATTATTTCATTTCCATCTGTTGCCGCATCATAAATAAACAAATATTTTTTCATAGAATTTTATTTAAAAAGGGGAGTATTACCTCCCCTTATGTTTGTTTTTAATTATAGTAATGTATTTTTAAAGGGGGAAAACCCTTTATGTTTCAATTACTTAACAGCCATCTTCACCACCTCTTGATTCATCATCAATTGACTAAACTTAACTTTATTACCGTTGACAATTTCTTTAACCATATAGTATCTAAGGTCATTAGTAAATGCTTCACAATCTGTAGTAAGCTTAGCTATCCTATCTATAATTGGTTTACCAACTGCTCCTTTGTCAGCAATAGTAAGGGAATAGTTAATCAATCTGGTTGCAATTACACTAGATATATCAGCACGGAACTCATCATCTTTACCAACAGCATTGGTCAAACTATTCATAACATACTGCTCATCTTTAGTCAGGATGTCTTCAGGAGAAATAATTCTATCAAGTTTATTATTAATGAACATAGTAAACATTGAACTAAAATCAGCTCCCACAGAACCTTCACCAATCATTTGAATCAATGGCAAGTTGTCCTCAAACTTAGGAATAGAACTAATAGCATTAAAGAAAGTAGTAATTGCTCTTGGATTTATTCTTTGAGTAACCAACTCTGGGTGCATCAACATAAAGTTGATACATCTACCATCTATGTTTGCTTTCTCTGCCCACTTAGCCCATACATCAGAATCATATTTCAACTCAACAGAAATAAATCTGGTCTTCTGAGCTACATCAAGAGAAGTAACATTATAGTCACCATTATCTGGATTAGTAGTCAAGATAACATGCCAGTTCTTAGGTAGTTTCCAAGAAACATATTCTTGTCTATCCAAGATCTCCATAGTAGCCTGCATAAATCTTGCATCAGCACGAGTATAGTCATCAAGAATTAAGAAACCACCTTCTCCTTTACCTTGAATCCACTCAGGAGCAGCATGTGACATTCTCTTTCCTACAACTTTATACCCTTTACTAGTAGCTGCAGATATCTGAGATTCATTTATCCAGGTAGTTTTACCTTCAGCATTTTGTATTTGAAATTCTTTTACAGGAAACCCAACCAAGTCACCTAACTCTTCTAGCTGAGATAAATTCAGCTTTACAACCTCCATAGATAGTTCTTTACCCAACTGCATGATTGCAGAAGTTTTACCCAAACCAGCATCACCCTCAATATTAATAGCCACAGGTACTTTACCTTCAGACTGAATATGTTGGTTATTCTTAACCATATGCTTAATAAAGTTTTTCAACTCATCTACGTTCAACTGTACTTGATTCATAATCTTTCTTTTTATAGTTCTAATTTAATTACTTTACCTGGTAAATCTTCATTCATATAAGATCTTTCTGACAAAACCCACAGAGTATTACCTCTAGGTTTTACAGAATAACTACATTCCCCGTCTGTAAAATACACCAGGCTTGTGTATTTCTTCAGGTTGGCATTAAAATATTCTAGGACAGGATCAAATTCAGTCCCACCTCTGCCTTGTACAGCCATTTCAAATTTACCTTTGTAAGGCTCAACAGATCTAATCATTGTATCACACTGTACAACTGTAATATCTACACCACATTTATAGATGTGATAGATTTCACTCATAAATTCTTGAAGTTCCGCATCACTTACAGATCCTGAAGTATCAATGGCCAACAACATATGTTGTCTCATTTTTACTTTAAGACCAGGATTAGCCTCAAATCTACGGTTCTCTTTTCTTCTAATTTTCTTAGTAAATACTTTAGTACTTACACCAGTAAATCTTCTAATATATCCCCGCCAATTAAATTTAGGCTTGACAACTTCTTCAATAATAATTACTCCTTCAATTTCTCCAGGAACTGTACCTCTTTTCTTAAGAGTTTGTTCTTTAGCATCACTAAGAACTTTCTGTAATTGTTTCTCAATTAACTTTTGCTCAGCTTCACTAAGATCTTCAAACTCTTCCCATGTACTATGATCAGGAATATTACCAGACTCAATATTGTCTAGTAACTGATCCATAGCATCACTACCAGATGTACCATTCTTATTTTTCTCATCCTGTAGTTGTTTCAGCTTGTCATAATAATATCTACAACCAGCTTTTCTATCAAGATTGTGCTCTTGATAGTTATCTATATCAATACCACCTTCTGGCAACCAAGACTTATCAATATATTGATTAATCTCCATATCCATTGCCACATTTGCAAGTCTCTTATCACTAAACTTAAAGAATGTAGTTAAGTGACCAAATGCAATATGAAGTAGCTCATGTTTCAATAATCCAAGTCTGTGAGAATCACTAAGACTTTCCCAAAATTCAGGATTAATAGCAAGCTGGTAATTAATACCATTCTTGCTTACACCTGCTGTAGGAACTCTTTTACTATCCCATAACTTATTAAGCATAATAAGAAAGAACCCATAATAGGGCTCTTTCAACATTAGCTCTTTACCAATTTTACTAAGACTCTGTTGTTTGTCCATCATCTTTAAATTTAATGTCTATCTCAAACTTATCCGTAGGATATCCAATAGAACCTAACATTCTAGTCATATCCTTAATAAAGAATTCCATAAATAGCTCAACCGAAGCTTTAGAACCTTTGTGTTTTGTAATCAGACTTAATGTATTAGGACTACTAAGTGGAGTTTCTGGTTTAATAGCTAATATTTTTGTTGCTATCTTTTTACAGTTAATCATCCAGTTCTCCATAGTATGTCCACCAAACTTATAGAGAACTAATAGTTCTCCTATGTATTTATCAAAATCAACATTCTTTAGAGTTTCAAAAGCTATAACATGATTGTCTGCATCTTGTGATTGCAACATCATCATTAAGTTTCTTGTCTCTTCTTTATCAAAAATCATCTTTACCATCAGTCTTCAATTTTTAAAGTTTTTATTGCCCATTCTTTGGGTTTGCCACTTTCAATCATATCTACCCATTCTTTAGCAGTAGGAATGTAGTTGTTACAATCCTCTTTTACATGTTGTTCACCAATATATCTGGTATAAACTTTCTTTCCGTCAGAATTAATTATATATCCACCAAATATTTGTTCACACTGAAAGATACCTTCACTATGGTGTCTAAACATTCTATGTTTAGAGTGACCTATCCAAGCCTTGGTTTCATCAAACCATGCATGAATCTCAAGATAATCTTCTGGCTTACCTCCCCATTTTCTAACAGAGGATTTAGCATGTTCTTCAGGATGTGCCATTACTCATCTACTTTATCTAGAAGACTACCATCATGAAAATAATCTTCAGTTTCAGTAACTCTTACATGGTTATTGATAATGTACTTTCCTGAAGGAACACAAATACACAACTCTCCAAAACCACCTTCATTATTCCACCAGTCTTCTATATCATCAAGAAGTTTAGATTGTGCAAACTCTTCAATTGCATTATGTGCATCTGCAGAAATTTTTGCTAATACCCAATCATTTTCCCAATCCTCTATATAATCACATACATCTTCTGGAGTTTCACAAGGATGATTTGTATAACCAACCCATTCTATGGCACCTGAATCTCCAGCACCATCATATTTTACCTTAATACCGGTCACACCATGATCAGCCAACTGAAACAGGAGGCTTGTTAATTCTAATTCTGTCATAATTATTTGATTTTATAAAACCTACCTAAGATATTCCCATTTAGGAATTCTTCTTTTTCAAGTACTTCATACAAGAACTGATGTTTAGTTTCCTGATATGTAAGTTCCATTTGAGAATTACATATTCTAAGTATCTCTCTCTTGATAACTACTCCTGCTTTGTGAGCATCTTTAAGAATCTTATTACTACTGTAATATCTCATAAAGTCAGGTTTCAGTTCCCGCTTGTACTTTTTTAACCTTTTATCAGTAGACATGGCCAGTGCTTTTTTACCAAGAGGTCTCTTAATATTAGCAAAGAAGTTTTTCTTTCCTATGTAAGCAACTGATTTACCATCTATGATAGCAGTCATAATATAAATGAACCCTACGGCTCCTGCAGGAATATCTAATTCCTCAAATTCTTTTCCTTGATAAATCCAACTCATAATGCTTGTTTTAATAATGGTAATAATGTGTTTCTTACACTATCAATGCCATGTAATTTAACTGAATCAGATAGATCTTTCTCCATAGGGAGATTGATTGTAGTTACTCCAAACATCTTTTGATATTTTTGAGCTGCTTTCTGACCAGGTTCATCATTATCAAATAATACAAATACACTTTTGTAGTGTTTAATTGCATTAACCATAAAAGTTGTAGGTATCATGGAATTTTCACTGTCTGGAGCAATACATTCTGCATCAGTAATTTTTAATTTATTAAATGCCATAAGGTCTTTAAGTGAAGAAGTAATTATAAGAAACTTCTTATCTCCCCTAAGTTGCTCACTACCTTGAATATAATCCCGGACTTTTATAAATTTACCATCCTTTACTTTAGGTTGATAAATCTTATACAAAGTACCATCATCTTTAAAATAACCATAGATATAATTTGCAGATATTCTCATGCTACTTTGCATACCTAGATTATCTTCTTTTGTCATGACATAGAAATCTAATGGAGCTACATTGTAATGTTCTAACATCTTAGAACCAATACTAAAACCCATCCAGTAATTTTGATCTAAGTTATTCCAGTGTCTTATTTCATAATCAGAAACTCTAAACTTACTGTGAGCTTTTAATTCAATTACAGGTGCTGGATCATTAGTTTTTAAATATTCATTGTAATCATCAATAATTTTAAATGATGCTCTGCCTCTAGTTCCAAAATTAAATAGTGTTTGAACTAGATTTAATGCATCACCACCATAACCTGAAGAAAAATCTTTGTACTTATATGTGTTTTTATCATCCATATAAATATACATTGAAGCTGTCTTCTCTCTACTATTAAAAATTGATTTAATCTTTACACTTTGACCAGTAAGTTTTTCAGTTAGTTTTAAATAATATTCAAATACCCATTCTTTAGGTACATCTTCTAACTGTGATACAAGGTTCTTTGTAGAAATCATAAGTTTAGAAAATAAAATAGGGGGAAGCTGACTCCCCCCTATACTATTATAAATTATTTAGTCTAGGCTGAAATCAGTAGATAACCCCGGTGATGTTCCAAAATCATCATCACCAAAATTGTTTACATCTTTTACTTCTAACTTTTTAAGATGCTTAGCTTCATCATATATTATGACTTTACCAGCTTCAACTTCAGCATATGCATACTTTTTATTTTCTGCTTTTGGAAGCCAAAGATCATAACTTGTATAAGAGTTTTTATTCAAATACTCTTTACCAGCAATACAAAATTCTAGATACTTATCTTTGATAGGTGCAGTTTTATTAAATGCTTCTACAAAATCATCAATTGTTTCATGTTGACCATCTTGTTCAGTAAACCAATCATTTATACCATAAGCTTTAGATAAACCTTGTAAGAAGATCAATATTGATCTATCTCTTTGAATTTTAATACCAGATTTAGTTTCACCATCAGCAAATGCATACTGACTAGCTTTTACTTTACCAATCTGACCTGCAAAATGACCTTTTTCTGGATTGTCCTTGTCTAGTGCAAAACCTTCAAAACCATCAATAGGTTCAGTTTCTACATGTAATATAAGATGTTTAGCTCCTTCAATGAATCTAAAATCTTCCAATTCAATGTTGTTAATCTTTAATACATGATTGCCTGGAGCAATTGTTTTTGCCATTGATGAGCCACCAGAACCTGTGCCCAAATCAGTTGTACTTAATCCCATTTTGTTTTTGTTTTAATTATTAAATAAATACTTTTTCCCAGTGAAACTCAAGTTCACCATTTTCATTCATCTCGGTAACTACTATTTCTTCATTACGTAAATGCTCAGGTCTTGCACCACAAGTAACTTCCTCATTGGTTTTAAATGAGAGAATAGTTTTGTTACCCTTTCGGTACATGTACCCAATAGCATCTGCATTTGCACAAATTAAAGATTTAATTTTACCTGTTAAATCAATGTTAGCTGACATTACAAGTTCACCTTTATCATCTACCTGTTTGTCTTTAATATGACCAGATAAAATAATATGGGGTGCTAATGTATCAATAAAATCTAAAACTTGAAAGAATGCTTGACGGATATATAAATATCCTGCACCATTTGGCAATGTAATTACAGTATCCCCATCAAAGTTTTTACCCATTGGAGTTTGTTTATATAACTTTATTGCTAACGGCATGATCATATCTTCCAATGCAGTTACAGTATCTACAGTAATAAACTTATAAGGTTTACCTGCTTCTTTAATTGCTTTTCCAGTATCTAATAGTTCTTGTAAACTATTAATGTTTACTTTTAAAGCATCTACATAATCAGCACCATTTTCTAAATCAAGAATTAAATTATTATCAAGACCAGCATAAGCTGTTGTTTTACCAGTCTTTGGCTTAGAATAAATCACAATTCTTTTAGGATTCTGTCTTTCAGCCTTTACTTTTTTTGTTGGCAATACTATACTCATATGTCTTTTTTTGCTGTTGTTATTAAATCATTTAACCATTGTTTATCACTTACAGGTTTTACTAACATTATAGCAGCAAAATCTCTAAGAGATATGTTTGCTAATGTGCTTGTGTCTGTAACTTTATCAATGTCAAAATCAGAACCTGCAGTTTGTACTGCTTCTTCTCTTTTAGTAAACTCTTCTTCAAAATCAGGAAATACTGAAAGTGTTTTCTGTAGTTTTGGAAGACTGTCTTCTTTTTTCTTAAGTTCTTCTCTTCTTTTTTCATAAAGAGAATAAGAAATTTCAGTACCATCTTCTTGTACCATCATTAGTTCACTAGCAGAGATTACATATGCAGAATATCCACCAGCTCTTTCTCTAAGCTCATACTCCTCTGTATAAAAAGGATTTGCTTTGAATTTAAACAGTGGTCTGTCTTCATACATAGGAGTATAATCTTGTTCAGCTCCTCTTTCATCTCTTATTACATCTATAAATTCCATATAGATATCTTCATTCTTCTTTAGTTCACTTTCATAAAGTTGAATGTTTCTTCCAAAACGGCCTTTCTCATAGAAAGCCATTTTTAGAGTAAATAATGGACTTGCAAGCTTTAGTTTTTTAAAAATTTCAGCATGTTTTCCAAAATACTCTCTTTCTTTTTGTTTTCTATCCATAATTTAACTTTTACTTTTTTGTACTCAGAGTATTTGTTGCCTGAGCCGGAGGATCAATTTCAATGATTCTCATTGCTGCTCTATCTAGTTTAAAGAAACTCATCTTTGTTAGACCATTTCTTGACTTTAAGAAGTGGAAAACTAATATATCATCATCATCTATGATGAACTTTTCCGGACCATATTGTCTAATCTTTCTTATAGAAGGTTTATTTATACCTAGAACAACATCAGCATGCTGCAACAAAGCATCTGCACCAAATAAATCAGAATCTAATACATAATTACCATATTCCCCATCTCTAGCTCTGTCAGGATTGTCAATATTTCTATTGAGCTGACTTAATACTACAAAGGCTACAGGATAGTGTTTCTTCATATAAGTTAGTGCTTCTCCAAGAGAGTATAACATTTCAAACTTATCCTTTTCTGTTTTAGCCACTTTGAATAGTGCTGAGTGGTCAATGGTGACAAGCATGTTAGTATATTTTTTAATCATGTTGCCATCTTTATCTTTTACCATTTTTGCATGATTTTCCATATGATTATGGATTGTAGCACACATTACATCAACTGTACATGGATCATAAATAACATCAATAATATCTCTGTCTTTTGATTTTTGATAAAGTTCAACACATTTATTAAATACACCATCATCTAAAGGCTCTGCCTTACTCATCAATGCATTGTAATCATAACCAGTATTTAGACTTAACTTCCGTATTCCATTAGTCTCATCTAACATTTCAAACTGAAACTTAAGTATTCTAAATTCTTGTTCTTGGTTAGCTTTGATGATATCATCAATTAACTGTTCCATGAATAAAGTTTTACCAGTTCCAGGTCTAGCACCTACTACGGTGATAGTTCTCCATTCTAATCCATCACAAAAAGCATCATTAAATTTTGGCCATGCACTCTTCAGTGACTTCAGTCTTCCTTTTCTTCTTGCTTCTATTTTATAGATAGCTTTCTTGAGAGCATCTCTCTCACTTACCGGTATTAAAGGTGCCGCACCATTAAATAATTGAGCCATATTATGATTTTTTAATTATATCTGCTTTTGCTAAATTGTATATTTCATGCATTATTGTAATAATCAGTTCAATAAGTAAAAACTGTCCAATTCCTATTGTAATAATAAAATTATCTGTAATCACCCAAGCCAATAAAGTTCCAATAATAGCAAATAGAAATAACTGTGTTTTATTTCCCATTAATCTACTCTTTCTTTAAAATAATCTATTACATAATCTTCTCCACTTAATATTAATTCACAATATGTTGCTAAATCAGAATCCCAAGTTTTATCAGTATTTTGTTTTCTAATGAAATACTGAGAAGTTCTCATATATTCATATCTACGGATACTGTATTCATCAACATATTTTCTAGTAGCTTTGAAGATAGTATCCCAAGTAAAGTCATAAGTTTCAAAAAACCATCTAAAACTATTTTCAAGAGTTTTAGGATTTACTCTTGCATACTTGCCACTTGATAGCTTTTTATTAGGAAATATTTCATTATAATCCTTAATGTTATCAAGGAAATTATTACCCAATAAATCTATAGTAGTTTTCTTCTTTGACTTTCTAAAGTACCCATCAATTTCAGTAATAAAGATATGACTTTTAGAGGTCAATTGCAAGTTTTCATCAAGCCATGCTTCACTTTGCAGCCTTTTGCATTCTATTGCTTTATTAACAAAATTTGCTACTGCAATTTTTTCTTTAATGCAGTATAATACATAAAAGGTATTAGGAGTTAATCCCTCTTTAATACACCTAAGAAATATTTCTGTCATATTACCATATTATAGTTTCACCATTAGATTCTTCTACAAGTCTAGATATCTTATTAAATATATCATCACTATCCCATTTAGAGCCATTATAAGCAGCAGAAGCAGGATGTTTAACAGTAAACTTATAGTTATTATCATTAGTAAGGTCAGACCATTCTTCAGCTTTTTTCCCCATGTAGACATATATCAATCCCGGATTATAATTATTTAACCAATCTAATAAATAAGCAGTAAAAGATCTCCATATATCATAATGACTACCAATTTTACCTACTTCAACTGTAAGAGCTGTATTTAGCATAAGTATGCCTTGTTTTGACCATCTTGATAAGTCTAAATTTTCACTAATCACATGGTTATTATATACAGTTCTATCTACTTCTTGTAGAATAAATTTAAGACTAGGTTGTAGTTTGTTTGTATTGCTACAACTAAATGATATTCCATCAGCTACTCCAAGTTGTGGATATGGATCTTGACCAACAATAACAACTCTTAGTTTATTATATGGACATTCTTCAAATGCCCTAAATACTTGTTTAAGAGGTGGAGTAAATCTTTTGTCTTCTTTACTTAAATTCCAAAGTTTAATGAGTATGTCATCAAACTCAGAACTAAATATAAAAGATTTAAAAACTCTTCCCCATCCGCTTGGTTCAAGTTTATCAAACATTTTTTGTTTAATTTCTTCTAAATTCATTTTTTTGCTATTTTTGATAAAATTATACAATATGAGTACTATAAAAGTTAAAGAAATAAAAGATGATGCTATCATCAATGTTCCGGTAAATAAAGCTTATTATGTAATGGTAAAAGCAGTTCTTTATGATCTGTTTACTATTCTTCAAGAAAAAGGTACTACTGAAGAATCACTACAAAATATCTTAAAAAAGTCTTATGCTGAGCTTACTCCGCATGAAAAATCTTTTTATACTATAACTTTATTATTAGCAGAAATTGAAAAACAAGCTACTGAAAATAATTTAATTGATGAGAAAGAAATTGAAACTAAAAACTTTGTTAAAGAGGATGATGAATCTAAAGATTCAAATTAAATTGATCTTTTCCTATTTGTACACAAGTTTCAATTGCTAACATTAGTTCATCTCTACTACAGTCTGCAAAAGACTTAGCTTTAAGACCAGAAGTTTCTTTTATAATAACTTTCATATCATCAAAAGTATATCCAGATTCTTTAGCTAACTCTCTAATACAAGCATGTACTTTAGCAAGTTGTGCTTTACTATGATTTGTATCAGCCAAATCAATATACATTTCAACTAATTGTCCTTCAGGAATTTTTGACATGAATATCTCATATCCTAGTTTATCTTGAGGTCCGTTATAAACTAGCTTCCCATTCTTCTTAATAAACTTACCAGAAAACATACTATCTAATTATATTTCTTAGTGTGTCTAGAAATTGTTGATAATGATCTACACTTTCTATTTTTATAGCTGGTAAATCCCAGCAACTAATAATCCACCGGTCATCTTTAGTATCAATACTATCTGATGTATACAGAACTACATTGTTGTATAGCTCTTTTTGGTAGAAGTAATAATCATACCCGTTACCACTATCTACATCAGATATAACAACCTGATCAAATCCAAAATCTTTTAATTCATTCTCCGTCATCATTATACTTTTTTCTAAGATACCTTGCCCAAGCATCCTTTTTTCTACCATTAATAAAGAACCAACCCCAGTTGAGTTCAAACCATTTTCTAATTCTTCTCATCTTTTTTACCGTATTTCTTTTCAAACTTTTCCCAGCCTCTAGAATCAAAGTTGGCTACCATAAGATCAAGAGTAATCTCATCTTGATGATCAGAGCACATACCTATACCTTCTAGATCTAGATCAGGTTTATATACTCTATAAGCTTTCTTACCACATTTTATACAATTCATCTTATTCTTATTTAATAGTTAAATGTGCACTCTTTAACCAATCAATATTAGTAGGATCATAACCTTCAATAATGAATGCACCATGACCATCTTCATGAGCTATTGAATACCCATATATTTTACAGATATTTTCTATTTCATTAAAGAAATTAATAACTTCTTTTGGAGTCTTGATAAACTCAGATTTACTTTTATCCCAGCTTTCCATCTTATTCTGATTTATTTTTCCATTCTTTCCATGTATCAAAGTCTTTAAGTTTTTCTAAATATTCCTTTTCTTTTTCTTTAGCTTGGTCTATTACAGATTTTAAAAACTCATTCATATGTTTTCTACCAATAGTTTCTTCTATCCATTGTACAGCTGTTTTTTCCATAATATCTATTTATTCCAAAATAATTCAGGATTAATTATATCCTTTGTATAGTTGACATCTTTATAATTTACATTATTATCTGTCCATAATCCTAATTCTTCTAGTCTTTTACTTCTAAGTGTAAGTATAGAATATGCAGTAAGATTTGCATTATCATCATCTTCACTTAATAACATCCTGAGCATGTTTTGCTTCTCTTCTTCAGTAGCATACCCTTTTTTAACAAGTAAATTTAACTCAGATAGAAAAATAAATGGTTTAAACTCTCCTTGTTTATTACCAGAGGCATACATATACCATAAGTAACCCATGTTACTATCTTCAGGTTTACAAACATCCCAGTGCTCATTACATATATCTTTGATTAAGTTCTTAATCTTTGTATCACTAAAATTATATTTTTTCATCCTCTTAAAAATTTAAACATTGCTTGTAATTTTTTATGTTCTTCTACTAACCACTCTGGAGTAAATACAGCTTGATGACCAGTAAATGTTATTGTAGTGTGCATGTCAATTCCATGAGTAAAATTTGCAGACCATATATTACTTTGTAATACAAATGTAACTGATAATCCACCTGCAATATTATGATATCTATAATGTTGATGATCAAGATTAGATCTGTAGAATCCGTGCTTTACAAGCTTCTTACCTATTTTTTCAGTATCTAAAAGTGTCATAGCTAAAATATGTATCTAATTGTATTCCAAGGAATATATTTATCATGTAACTCAACAAACTGTTTGATATAATCAGCTTTTCTGTTATGTTCATACCTTATATTCTTACCACCATACTGAGAAATTTTAGCTTCTTGTATTTTAGGTACCCAAAGTAAATCTTCTCCCGGAAGATTATGCTGTAGATTATACTTATGCTTGTCCTCATTATGAGTAAGAAATATTACTTCAGCTTTTACTAGGTCAAAATTCCAAAGATTATACTGAGCATGTTTCTTAATTATATCAAACAAAAACTCATACTCAGTCAGCCAATTGTCATGAACAATAACTGGACTAAAGTTTAAGTGTACATCATAACCCGCATATATAAATTTTGGAATAGCTTGAAGTCTCTGATCAAGTGGACTAGTATTAGGTTCTAATTGTTTTCTCCACTTCTCAGGCATTATACTAAATCTTATTCTAATCTTACCTTCTGGATTAAAACTTAGTAAGTTTTTATTTACATACTTAGTAGCAAATGAACCCATAGCAAGTGGATGATCTCTAAAGAACTTAAAAATTGTCTTCCAGTCATGATATTTAGCATGAAGAGCAAAGTCTTCATTACAAGAGATATCATAAGTTACATACTCCCCTGTTTGATTAGGTTTCTCTACATCAGTAAAATAAGCATGTGAATTAATTTCTGTCAGGATATCCATAGTATTTGTAGCTACAGATAATCCTTCCGGTTTATGTCTCTTCATATAACAGTAACTACAGTTATACAAACAGCCATGACCAAAGGAGGGACTGATGAAATCAGTACTCCTCCCACTTGGTCTTATGGTCATAGATTTTCTAGTAACTTTTGTGACTATCATCTAACTGGTCTATATTTTACTACAGTTACTTTACAATCAGTAAATCCTTCTTGTATCATTTCTTTAATGACATTCCATTTACCTCCAGCTAATCCAGCTCCAATTTTAGGTAAACCAATATGCATACCTTTAAAAACTTTATTCATTTCAGATACAATCTTTTCAAAAGCATCATAATCAAATGGTTGTCCTCCAAATCCATATTGTGTATATGCATTAACAACAGTAAGATGTTTATTATTAACAAGCATTGTTTCATAATCTATCTTACCAAGCTTATTTTTATCTCCTGAATATTTTTGATTTTCAAGTGGAAATTCATCACATCCAAAGGCATTAGCCATTTGAGGTGCTATTCCTGCACCCATAGTACAAAAGCAATTGCAGCCATGAGCTACAACATCAAATTCACCCTTTTTAGCAAGATCAATAAGATCTCCACTAACTTCATTATAATTTGTCATTTCTGATTATTTTTCAAAGTAATGTATGATTAACATTACTGCAATAAAAGAAACTATTATAGTTCCTGTAATTAATAATATTCCTAACATTTTATTTACTGTTTCTTTGTTTGTCTTCTTTATAGCTAATCCAAAAACCAATAGCTACAATTATATTCATACCAAAGGAAGCAATAAATTCATAAATATCCTCATAGATGTTAGTCATTAAATGAAAATGTCCTAACATCCAGAAAGGTATGGACAAGTTTTGGCTTATCCATACCACTAGATATTTAATAAAATGTATCATTGTAAAGCTTCAAGATACTTATCAGCATACTTAATACTCCACCAGCTAAATGCATCTCCTACATATAACTTAAGATTATTTTTAAAGTATACTAAAGACACTGTTTGATCATTAAATGTAACTGTCTTATCTTCTTTAGTTTCAATAACTGTTTTTATTAAATTAAAAAAGTCTATTGCATCTTGTTTAGATAGAAAAGTTACTGTTTCATATACATTAATTTGTTGGTATTGTCCATCTTTAAATGTTAATGAGTAGTTTTCTAAAGTGTCACCTTGTACTGTTCTGAATATAGCATGTAATCCTAATGGATTCTGATACAACTTTTCTGATTGTGGTGCATCTTCTACTTTAATTTGTGCAGATACATTAATCCCTAATGTTAATCCTGCTAATAATAAAATTTTCTTCATAGTTTAATCTCCTTCTTCATTGTTTATTCCTTTTACTTTTTCTTTTTTCAACCTTTTCTCGGTACTTTTCAAATTCTTGCTCAATTTGAGATACCTCTGTAGCCTTTCTTGAATCCCTTGATTCAAATTGTTGTAATCTTGCTCTTTCCTTTTCTCTTTCATAAGCATTCCATTCAAATATTTGTAATTCTTTCATTTTAATGATATCACCAATAGTCATTTGTTCTGGTATACCATCATTTGCTTGATAAACTTGCATATAAAGTTCTTTCATTTTTCCCATAACTTTAAACTGTTTTCAATAAATAATTTAATTGTATCCCTTGTATTCTCATGGCCTAAAATGGAGCCCACAGCTCTTAACTTAGTGTAAAGCTTTCTATCTAGATCTACTGTTATTTTAACTTTTTTAGGAGTTCTAGGTATCTTTTTAATTACACTAAAATCAAATGGAAAACATACTGAATGAACAAATACATTTTGCATATACTCTTTATCATCGTAATATTGCAATACAATTTTTTTGTTATGATTAACTGTATGTCTATTATGTCCAGTTGCTGCTGCTATACCATGCTCAGTCATCATAAATCTAAAAGCAAGTAATCCAATAAGATAACTTCTTTGGTCAACTAAAGATCTTTTTCTTAACTTTTTAGGAATTTTTGAAAGAGCATTTATTACATCTTCTTTAGTGTAATCTTCCATATTAAATTAAATCTAATTCTAATTCTTTTTCTTTTTGAGCTTCAAGTATTAGTCCTTCTATTGGTAGAAATCTACTAGCATCATAATACTCATAAGGAAATGATTTCTTAGTAAGGGTAACTTCTTTTAATCTTAAGCCCATTCTTCCGGGTTGTAAACCCATATTGGCAGTTTCAATAACAGTATATACTGCTCCTTCTTCTAGCCATTCATCAAATGATATTTTTTTTGGTTTATTGCTGGCATCAATGCATATAACTTTCATAACTCTCAATCTCTGTAATTAATTCTAGTTCTTCAAAATTATTTTTTAATTCTAACATATCTAGATAATTACCTGATTTTACAGAGCATTTCCCCTTATTATGAGTTATAATTGCACACTGTTCAGCTTGTTCAGGCTCATGCTCACAATATCTTATGAGGCATGCCATAACATACAAAAAATCATTTGAGTCATCATTATACAATACTAACTTATGTGTTTTTGTATCTTCCATATTATCTCAATATACAAAAAATTTAGGGGTTAATCAATGTTAACCCCAAAATCTTTCCATACAATCTTAGTCTGATCAAATCCTTCTAAAGCTTCTTTTACCCATTTTTCATCTACAGTATTCATGTAGCATAATATATGTACAATAGCTTTATCATCTGGATTTAACCGGAGTAATCTACCAATTCTTTGACTTGCTTTCCTTTCATTACCATAAGCATGAAGAATAATACCCTGTTTAAGATTAGGTATGTTTACACCCTCATTTAACTGCAATACAGTTGAGAGCTTAGTAATTTTACCATCCTTAAACATCTGAAGGTTTTCTTCAGAAGTATTATTATTACTATGATAACTATGCGGGCAAAGCTTGTCAGCCTGTGCTTGTGTGTTTGCAAATAGAATACACTTACTATCTATAGAGTCAAATAAAATCTTTGCATACTTTTCTTTAGTAGGATACTCCATCATAGCTTTCATTCTCATTACACGCAAAATATGCTGTGGTCCCGAGCCTGTGTCTATTCTTGTACCCCAATAAGAATAATTCTTTTCTTCAGAAGTTGGAAACTTCTTACCTTTTAATTCAACAAGATAATTATTCTTTTTGCTTAAATAAAGCTGATGTACAATGATTTGATAATCATTTAGTATTTTATTTTCTATAGCATCATCTGCACCAAAATTAAATACTACTGGACAAAACTCAGCTACTAGACGGCCCTTTTCAGAATTCTTATATTTAGGAGGAGTACCTGTTAAACCAAGTACTCTACCCTTGTAATTTTCAAGAAAACTTCTGTGACTGTCTAGTAGACTGTGAGCTTCATCTAGATAAACCAACTCATAATCATTAGGACTATGTTTGTTAAGACTTAAGTAAGTAGTAAATGTTATCCTCTGTAGAAGATGCCCCATGTTAAATTTCTCAGCATCATCTTTCCATGACTGAAAAATAGATTTCTTTGGAGCAACAACAAGTATTCTCATTAATTCTGTAGAATTTTTATCTATATGTGTTAGGCCTACCAAAGTTTTACCAACTCCTGTACCTAATACTACACTACATTTTTGTTTGTTATTAGTTGCAGCTAATGCTTCTAATTGTATTTCATCTTTTGTCATAAGTATTATTTTAACCAATTCATTGTTCTTGCTTCAGCAGGATGTGCATGAATCCAATCATGGCAGTTCCTACATACTGCAAGCCAAGTACTTTGAACTAAATAGAAAGCATCTCTATTAGCACCAGCATAGGTATGGTGAATATCAGTAGCATTATGACTACATCCATTCACCTTTACCATACACAGGGGATTATTATTAAGATGTTTTTCTCTTAGTTTAAGATACTCTTGATCTTTCTTCTTTCTTTTAGAAGAAACCTGAGAGATAGCAGATTTTGGTTTCTGTGCAGTATCTGTTGGTTTTTGGCAACTCCAGCAATATTTGCAGTATCTGTATCCCTCATGATTCTTCCATATGACAGTCAATTTCTTACAACCGTCACATTCTTTAAGCTTTGTTTGCATTTTTCAATCTGGGTAGTGTGACTGGTTCTTCCTGTAAACTTAAAAAGTTTTTAGGCAAGATTCCTTCAGTAATAAAGATAGCAATAATAAAATCTTTATTCATGTTTAAATCTTTAAAAGTTAAAGTGTTTTTAAACTTTTCATCAGTCTCAGAATTCTCCAAAAACATCTGTGTCATTGGACTTTTTGGAAACAATGCTTCAAATATTAAATTAGTATATTCTATTGTAATCTTTTGTTTTACAATATTCAATACTGATTGTGCTCTTTTGTAAACATTAATAATTCTTTGTTTCTTTTTACTACAAATAGTAGCAAGTTCCTCTTTATTAAGAGCTTCTAAACCATATAGTGCTCTTTTATAAAGATAGTTTTGATAAGGTGAATACTTATCTTGTTCATATTGCATGTAGGTTTTACCTGCATTCAATTGATAATTTTGATAATCTTGTTTTAACTTTTCCATTTTAATCATACATTTAAAATTCATAAATAAAATAAAAGGGGGCTTTTACACCCCCTCCTATTGGCTGACTAACTACAATTAACCTTCAATAGTAAAATCTTCATTAGGCTGCATTGCCGTTGCTGCTTGAGATGCAGCATATGCAGCACGTAGTTCTCCTACATTATCATGTTCAACAGTTGTATCTGTTGCTGCCTCATTAAAGGTAAATTTAGTTCTACGGTAGATTGGAAGACCACCAAGAGTACATACAATACCTGTTTCACCAGCTACTTTAAGATCTCTTTCTGGATTCTTTTTGTTAAAAGGTTCCAAAGACTCTTCAATAATAATCTTACCATCTAATCCTTGTCCAGCATAAAGATTCATTTCTTTTAGATCTTCTACTAAACCTGGCATTAAAGCAGAAATGCTTTTTCTTCTTACAAAGCCATTGTCATCAATCATGGTTCTAGTTTGTTGTACACGTACATAACCATAATCTGACTTTTCTGAAACATTAATAACTGCACCTGTTTCATCTGCTACTACAAAAACTTTTGAGTTCATAACTTTAGTTTTAAAAAATTAATAAATAAATAAATAAATAGATGTTTTGAGTAGATACTATTATGCCAGTTACTCACTCTGGCAAAAAGTGTATAGCCCTAAAGACTATATATCCAAATTGTCTGATAAATCAATAATATCATCAAAAGGGATGTCATCCGATATGATATTATTTATGTCTTCATCATCCTGTGGAAGGAATTCAAAGTCATAATACTTTTCTTTGGTGTTGTTTTCAACAGCCGAACCACTAAATGGATCCCTAATGTGTTCACCATAGTCTATTGACATGAGGTACTGTATATCTTCATCTGTAAGATCCAGATATTCCTCTATTGAGAGGTGAACTACTTTCCCATTAGGGAGTTGATATAACATTACCTGCATAAATATATGCAGATAAATATATGCTATTTAAAATGAAGTTAATAGTTTAAACTAATAATATTTAGCAATATATAGCTAAACAATGAATTGGGGATATTGCTATCCCCGTATCATTTGGTCTGGAAAAGCATATCTCAAGATACACTTCTTTAAAACTCTTCAATAACTTCTAAATCTTTTCCTTGAACATAGGTTGTATCTTTCTTTGTAGTACCATTGTCTAAGACATCTGTGTACTCAATATGATACTGACTATATTCATGATAACCTCTAAATTCTTTTATAGTTACCACAACCTTACCATCTTCATCAGCAAATTTCTCTCTGATATCTTCTTTATTACTACCCCAACCAAGGTTATCTACAGGTATTTTGCATAAAGTACCATTAGGTATAATATCAGGTAGTTTATCACCCAACATTAGTTTGAAAAAATAATCAGTAGCTTGAGCATTACTGCACAACATAGGAGTAAGTAACTTAACAAACTCCTCAGCATTTGAATCTTTGATGATTTTACTAATAGCTCTTGCTATATCAGTATCATCATAACTAACACTAATCATCATGTTTTTACTAATCATTTATTCTTCTATAATCTAATACTTTTGCTAACAAAGCTTCATTAAAGTTTGTAAAGAACTTCTTATCAATCATTTTTTGCTTGATATCTGGCTCTTCACAACTGTAACAGGTTGATCTCACTCCTGTTTTAATCAACTCTCCTTCCGGAGTTTTGATATCTGTCTTAAGATTAAATCCTAAAACAGATGTAATTAAATATCTATCCATGACCAAACATATTTTTTAATACATTCATTGTTCTTTCTTTAGCTTCATGATTTTCCATCACTCTTTGTGCAATCAGTGTTGCATATACAATTTCATTTGTATGCTTACAATTAGAAACTATTTCTTCTAAATAGCTATGTAAATGATTTGTAGTTGCAAATGATTTCAGACATAATAGAGTAAGTTCCTCAGATCTTTCTTGAGTAATACCTAGTATATTATGAAGATATTCATCTTCATCATTTATAATTAGAAGTTTATAAGTTCCATCTGGATTATATGTCTTCTGTTTTCTCTTAAATATTTTTCCTAACCAATTCATAAATCATAATTTAAATTAATATTAGTGATCCCATCTGGAGTCGAACCAGAAACCTACACATTAGAAGTGTGTTGCTCTATCCAATTGAGCTATGGGACCAAGTAAGTAGACTATTACACCTTTCATCTACTTAGTGCGGTCAAGGGTGCACACAAGGGAAATTACATAATTACTTGTTTCTCTTCATACTTATTTTTAAGTATTCTAGAAATCAAGTTTAAATGATACATTACATCTTCAGGTTTAATTTCACCTGTTTCAGTTAATAGGGAGTTTAAAGCATTTGGAAACATAGCAATCCATCTGTCTAACTCAGCAAATATAAGATCTTTCTCAACTGCTGCTTCAGCACGAAGATATTGTTCATCATTTTGTGGTTCAACTACTTCCTGCTTTGGTTTCAAATGTTTTCTCCAATCATATGGAGTTTTAGGTTCTCTTTTTGCTCTAGGTTTTGCATCAGTTTTCTTTCTGTAAACTCTTTTTGGTTTGTTTGTTTCTGCTGGTTTCTTAGCCATTTTTATTAATTATTAATTGTTACTAAATAGCATAGTCCATAATACAAGGACTATACCCACTGCAATAAATCCATACAACATAATTGTGAATGGAATCATTCTATTTTCAAAATTTAATTGATCTTCTAATGAAGCAATTTTAAATTCTAAGTCAGATATGGCAATCATTGCCATGTCAACACTAATACCACTATGCTTATAGTAAAGTATATCATGTCTTTCAGCTTTTAAAGCTTCAATTTGTTTCTTTAATTTTCTTCTACTAATCATTCTCAAATATATTAAAATCAATATTATAGTTACTAAGTAACAGAAATATATAGCTAAAGTCAAATGCAAATACAATGTCAAAGACCTTCTCTTCATTCAAAGGCAAATACAAATACTAAGTCTCATTGTTATCAGCCAGTTATCTCACTCTTGGAGTAACCTGTCTGATGATGAGTTCTATCTCAGTTTTTATAGTTGAAGAGAAGCGGTTTATAATGTATATCAAACATTTTTCTTAATGTGGATAACAACCACTTGCTATAGTTAAGAATTTCTGTTACTAAGTACAAAGAGTAAGAGAATCAGCTTGTGCTTATCTCTTACTCACCTATTTCAAATCATTCCTACTCAGCAGTAATGAACATGTCAATTACATGCTGAAATCTAGGATCAACATTGATTCTCAATGCTGCAGCTTCTTTAATATTCAACTCACGTTGACTATTAAATTCCATAGTAAGAGTATATAACTCACTTTGATACATCTGCATTTCTGCTTGATAGTTATCAAAGAGAAGTTTCTCTTCTTTTGTATACTCAGCAGCTCTATCTGCATTTTCTTTCTGAATACGTGCATTCTCATCACTAACTAAGTTCTTAACCTTAGCTTTGTAATAATTTACACGTTGCTCATACTGTCTATGAGCATCTGCAATAGACTCATGCATACCCAATAAAGCAGAAGATACATGGTGTTTGGTAACTTTGACCGGAGTCTTTTTACCATCTTCCACTTGGAACCACTCAATACTAGGAGTATTAGGTAGGTCCTTTCTCAACTGAGACAGTTTACCATTCTTATGAATGAACTGACCCAAATGAGCTGCCATGGATTCTACTTGAAGATACTCAGAATACTCTGCATCACTAAGTTGTTTCCAACCCCATGATTCATCAACAGTATCTGTTGGATCCCAATCAGCAGGATATAGTCTAACTGGTTCTACAAGATGTGAAAAATCAGGTCTTGTATCCCTTAATCTTTCTATCTCAGCTTCTTTAGACTTGATAGCTTCCATAAGGAATGCCTGACATGCATGTAGATCACCCTTGTTTTTTAACTTATCAAGGATATCTCCTGGTATTGGCATACCCTCTTGTAGTTCATATAATTGTCCACCAACATTAATGGATTTACTACAGTTGTTGTAAGAATCCAATTGTCTTTGGATTTCCATAGCATTTTGATTACACAAATT